AACTATCCGTTCCTACCTATAAATGAGATACCAGACTTCAATAAAGCATTACGAAGTTATGGTGGCAGCATAATTTCCAAATATGCTACCCAGGTCCTTCAGTATACCGCATTACGCACTATTGAATTGAGATCTATGCTATGGACAGACATCGACTTTGAAAGCAGGTTAATCACCATCAATCCGGAAGTAATGAAAATGCGAAAAGCTCACATTGTTCCAATGTCTGAGCAGGTATTTTATATTCTTAAGGATTTAGAGCCTATTACTGGCATGCATGAATATGTTTTCTCTGGACGCACTGATAAGTCTAAACCTATCAGCGAGAATACTGTTCTCGGGGTAATTAGGCGAATTGGTTATGGCGGTTACGCCAGTGGTCATGGATTCAGGCACCAGTTTAGCACTATCATGAACGAGCATGAATTTAATCGTGACGCAATCGAGGCTCAGTTAGCTCATGCCAGCGGGGGGAATACTCGCGGAGTCTATAATCATGCCCAGTACTTTAAATTGCGTCAGGAAATGATGCAGTGGTGGGCTGACTGGATAGATGGCAAGGTGAATTAATAAAACTTGCCTCACCGTTATAAGTGAGGCTCATTTCACATCAGCGGACAGTCATCAAACTCCCCTGTCGTCGCATCATTGATGATGTACGTCACCACACCCCACACCATCGTTTCCTCCCCTTCCAGATCGCCGCCTTCAATCAATCGAACATCATCGGCATTATCCAAAGACTCCAGGCAAGCAGTCGGGAAAAGCTTCAGGCGTTTAACCTCAAACTCTCCCGTGTCCATGGTCACTACCAAGCTGCCGTCTACGGCCGTTCTTGACCGGTCGATGACCAGAACAGCGCCCTGCTTAATCCCTTCTCTCCAGCTCGTGCTTACCGCTCTTGCCATAAACAACGCTGGATTATTTCCCCAGCGACATACCTGGTCAGGCGAAACTCGACCTTCAACATAATCCGCTGCCGGTGATGGAAAGCCCATATCAGCGCCCTCCGCCATAATTAAACATGAAGAAGGTGCGAGCCTCTCCTTCCTGAGTCGAGATATCACTGAAGTTATGCGTGTAGTGCTCGATCCATTCGTTAGCCTGTTTCAGTGACCAGTCCCAATTAACCTTTTTCAGTTCAGCAACAAAATCGACTGTGGTCACAGTGCGCTTACCCTTTGGGCTCATTTTTACTGCTCTGTCAAAAGCAGTACCTATATCGTATCGACGCGCCATACTCGCCACCTCATAAACACTGGTTATACGCACAGTATAACCATGCAGTGCCGAGTATGGGAAGCCAGAGTTTTAGGTTTTGGGTATCTTACTGAGGATCGGGGAAATTAACTTGTCGCAGTAGTCGTGGTCGCGCTTGTTGCTTGAGTTAGGCTTGCTTGAAGTTGTGTTTCAGCCTCTGTAAACGGATCGATACTGTCACCAGTATAGGATATCTGGAGGCTGGTAGTTCCAGTGTCACTGGTTGCGGTGTTAGTGACTTCAAATATCGCAGTGCCGGAGTAAGTGGTGACCGAATCTTCTAACGTCTTAGTTAGATTCAGAATTGATGTTGCTTCAAAGGTTAGAGAAAAATCTGCGGAATCAAGAGTTGTCGTAATTCCGTAATCACTTATTACTTGCTTAGGTGATAATGATTTAGTAATTGTAAAGCTCATAAATACCTCCTCAATTTAACTGTTCGTCATTGCTTAGGAACTTGATACGACATTCGGAGAGTATCCACTAATTGGATACCAATATGTGCCATTATAATAAAGCTCAATAGATGACCCAGCGTCTAGCGTCAATGAAGTGGCCCCTTCAACTGAGCCAGATAATATTAGAGAATACGAAGATGAGAGATTTCTAACAATAAAGCTTTGACCGGTTGTCGTTCCTGTTGGGACGGTGACGGTATCTGTTGAGGCGGTAGACGTAACAAAGTTAATACTTGTTGTTGGGACAAGTGTCCCACCGACTGAGATGGTCACGTTTGGTCTAATGTTAATAGGTCCTTGGTGGCCAATTGTATACCAAGTACTCCCGTCACCAATCAATTCAATGGTATTGCCGGGTTGTAATTTAACCCCACTTGTTCCCTCATAAGAACCAACTAACGTTACAGAATAGGTGGAGGCTACATTCCTGACTTTAATTATCAAGCCTGCATTTGCTGTAGGCAGATAGACAGTATCAGAGTCAGTGGTTGGTCTTACAAAATTTACCACGTTATAACTTGAGATCGTTCCCCCAATAGTAACTGAGGAGTTTAATCTCAACCTAAGATATTCAATCTGACCAGACGAATTTATTGCAGTTAAGGTTGAAGATCCTGCTGCATCCTGAATCAGCAACGGATATGAAGAAGCCCCCTTTATTTGGACCCCATAAGTATTATTTTGAAGAAGTGCGCCAACAGTATCAGCAGCAGAGTAGTAGCCTGCTGTATTGGCGGAGTATGAAACAAACCCGTAATTTGTTCCGTCATAGGCAACAAATCCAATATTAAACTCACCTCTGGATTGGAAAGCCTGTCCTACCCCGTAATCACCAAGGTTTACAACATCAAACCCATATCCAACATAACCGTCTGTTTTATCATTAATTAACCCTAATTCATAGCCAGCAAACTGTGTTGCTTTAGAGGTTGAAGCAAGGGTGACAACTGTATTTTGACCCCAAATTTTTGTTGATGGAACAAAAACAGCGGTGGATGATTCACTCGGAGTTCCTGTCGTCCCATCTCCACCCTTGAGATACCATGCAGTGTCTACTGTGATGGTTGAATCTGAAAGAGATGTGATTAACCCACTGTAAACTACAGTTGAATCGGATGAATCTGTCACGTCGATTATCTGTCCTGCTCTCAAGTGCTCAGAGACGCTTGCGATATCTGATGATGTAATTGTATTGGCTGTGAAGGTCGTGTCGGAAGTAGTAAGTAAAGCAGGTGCGCCTTGAATTTGGGTGAAAAGTAAAACCTGATCCCTATCTGAATACGATCCCAATCCAGAGGCATCGGCAAGTCCTAACACTTGCGTGGTGGGTTCTACATGGTCTGGTGTTGTGAGGTTACTGAAAGATACTGCCGCTCCTCTATCTTTGTATCCGTCAATCCAATTAAAAGTCTTTAACGTAGACCCAGGAATACAATATTGCTTAGCGCCCAAATATGGGATTCTTTCTGATTTAGCAAGAAGCTTTATAGCAGTTTCTTCAACACTGGGGTCAAAATCTGAACGCTCGCTCCCCCCATCCATCAAGCTTATTGATTCTGCATTTTTATTGTCCTGCGTTCTAGCAACTGTTCCAGTCAAGCCCTGCTGTGTAGCAACCAATGCCGCCCCGCTTTCGGCTGATGCAAGAGCTGTCCTTAACAGGCCATCCCCGGACACAGACCATGCGCCAGACTCAATACCACCAGTAGCATCAACTGATGAATTAGCCGGTACAACTTTAGGGAAATCCCCCGTCCAGTAATACAGGTTTGTACCGTCGTTAATTTGGTCCAGAACGGAATCTAGGGTGGCACCGTCAACGAATGTATTTCCGCCTTTGACTGTATTTGTTAGATTATCTTGAACGGATAATCCATTATAGGCCCCCACTAATGCTGCGCCAGAATCTGATGATAGTGCATTGCTGAAACTGTAATTTTGAGCGGTTAATTCAGCAATGTATTCATAGTTACCAACATTATATTCGTAGTACTCTTTTGCACTGGCCGCGTCATAAGATATATTTGTCCAAGTGCCATCAGAGTTGTATGAATACACCTCATCATCAGAGCTATTTTTATACATGTCACCGACTTGTAGAGCGCTGCCATCATTCCTTGTTATGGGTGCAGTACTTTGCGTTCCAATAAACCATGATGATAAGCCGGTTGAATAGGAATAGTATTGCTCCGCCAGAGAGGCTGACGCCGATGAGTTATCTGCATAGGTAGAGGCTTGATCTGCATATTCCTGAGCATCAGTAACAATTGTTGTATTTTGATCTGAGTAAACTTTCGCTGTTGCAGCAGCAACTTTTGCCTCAGAGGCATATCTCTGCGCATTAATTACGTCATTTGAAGCCATGTTAATTCCCTTCTTGTAATCTTGTGGCTTGTTATTATTTTCGTTGTTAATTATTTGAATTTAAAAATTACTTATTAGGTGTGTAATTGGAATTTCGTTGTTTCAATCAACTATGAATACTCTTCAATAATTACAATCCCTACTTTCCCCGCACCGCTAGAATATAGACTCCCTGACATTCCCGTGTCGTAGGCCCCGCCACCTCCAGAGCCTATAGCTTTTGCATCTGCCCCTCCGCCAGACCCTGCACGACCTCCTCCGCCCCAGTAAGATGGGCCTCCATGCCCAGGGAAGATATGCGACCCTGATTGACCGTCATAACCGTCGCCACCACTCGTATTAACATCCCCGCCTGTCGCCGTTCCTCCAGTACCACCAGGCGTAGTTGTAGCATTGAGATAAAAAGCGGCTACTCCTCCATATCCAATTATTGTTCCCGCAAAAGAAGAAAGTGAACCCGCATTACCCGCAACAGCACCGCTCACAGCCGAACCGCCAGCGCCAACAACTACGGAGTATGTAAGACTTGATGAAATCGTGAGTTTTTTTATTGCAGTGCCCCCCGCGCCACCTCCGGCACCACCCAGGGTTTCAGATGTTGATGAGCCTTCGCAGCCCCCGCCAGAAGCACCTCCTCCAGTCACCAATACATTAATCATCCGAGTGCCATCAGAGGGGGTATACGTGTAGCTTCCTGATGTCGAGAACACTTTCTTACCTATATACCGACCAAAATTAAAATCTTGGACAAGATTAGTACCATCGCCCCGGATCTGATATGAGGTCCCATTTGGTACAGTGATCCCAGTGCCACTAACCGTGCTACAGATAACGTTGTATTTACCCGTGCAGTTATTTACTACCGTCCAAGTCTTGGCCCATGCGGGGAAATAAACATAAATGCTGGCCGTTAAGGTTCCAGATAAAATCACCACATCACGAGCTGCCTGTAAACATGTCAATGTCGAAGCTGTTGCAGATAGTCCGGTTACTGCACTTGAACCTGTAAACGCCAGGGGGATCCATCCGGTGCTAGATGCTGCAGTACCTTCTGGGTCGGTGATATTGGCATCTATGGTATTCAACCAATTGCCTTTAAAATCTGAAGAGCGCAATACCGCCCCTTTAGGATAACCAGTAATAGCGGCAGCAAAGGTTGAATCAAAAGGTATTGCCCCCCCGGCATCGCCCCATTGAAGCTTATTAGTGATATCGAACAGGATGCCATTAGTATCAAGGCCGGTTGGCGGTTTTCCGCCTGAGGAAATTGCAGTTCGGGTTAATGGTGGAAACCCGACATCATAAGTTGCAACACCATCGGATAATGAAGTAGTTGTTGAGCTATTTGCAATGTCGTTATATTCACCGTTTGCAGCAAAAGCAGTAGAGAGTCGATCGGGGATTCCTGAACTTTTCATTAATTGGTCTCAAATATATATGACACGACACATCCCGCAGGGCGGGGGAGAATATTCCCATTTTGAATGATGGCTAACTCTGGAGTATTTGGTGTAAAGTCGAAGCGATATGACATAGCCATGGGCCCATCATGCTGAACCCAGGCGTTGCCAGAGTCGCTGAACATATACATCAGCATGGCATTCATCTTGGGAACGGTGCAGTCAGATATATTTGCCATGGCCTTCATCATGATTGCTTTTCGATAATAATCATCAGACAAAACAACACGGCCGTCAGTATTCAATGATGGGTCAAAAAAAGGGTAAGTACTGAAGGGTTGTGGATCTGTTGTTGTCGTCACTTCAAGCTCTGCCTCACGAAAACCGAAATAAAGGTTTGTATCGCTGTACTCCATGGTGCGGCTTAGATTGACGATTTTTCCCCAGATATTTAGCCCGTAAGTATTCGCAGTGCTGACATCCCAGATATTCGTATAAAAATCATCAATAAACTCCGATGGGCTTACCGCCTGCCAAAGCAGGTTTGCCATATTGACGATTTTTGGAGAGTTGGAATATTGCCTGAGGATGACAGAACTGACGTCGAAGTCAGAAAAGCCTGTCGCCATTGATTAGCTGCTCAGTGATACCGTGATGTTCGATGAACTCAGTGTAGGGATCTCGTCGATACCGAACTCAAGGCTGGTTGAAAAAGTAGAGTTATCCGTGGAAAGCTCGATGCTTAAAATATTAATGTTCTGCTGATCGATATCCTGCACGCCGCCGTAATACCGTCCGGCGTAAATCGTAGAACCGATCCGCGCGCGGGTACCACCATCTTCACCATTGAATGCTTCAAGAATGATAGATTGAACAGATGATGTTAAATCTTGCGGCAGGTAGTCATTACTCTCTAGCGTAACATTCACGTAAACAGGGATTGTGGTCGGGACTGTCCAGTAATAGGTATATTCCGGGTAATTTGATGTATAGTTCGTGTCGTCGGTCACAGTGTAAGAGGTTTCATTTGACGTCGAGCATTCAGTAGCGCAGCCGGGATTTAACTTGTTATAAAATGCATCTGCCACATCAGAAGAGTCCCCGCCATAAACAGCGATGTAGGCCGTGCCAACGGGGATACTTACGGCTGTAGAACCCTTGGATATAACGGTCGTCGTATTGTTTGAAAACACGTAAACATCGGTAACATCTGTGATCCCCAGCAGCGCAGCATAAAGCGCTTCAATGGTGTTTTTGCTGTTAGCAGTGACCATCTGGCGACGACGCCACTCAAAATTATTTCGCGACTCCTCTTCCGACCCCAGCACGCCAGCGGCATCGTTCGTAATGCCTGACCAGCCCGTAACGGCCTGATAGATAGTGGTCAGCGTGCCTGCGGCGCATTCGATAGGCCCAGTACTCGAGTTCGTGAAAACTACTGAGGCTGTCCCATCACTGCCTATCGTTGCGTCGGCCGTGGAGTAATATATATACCCGCTTGTGTCCTGGGCATAACTTCCCGACGGAATATCCGTGTCAACCAGCCCTGTACAAGTTGCTGTTACTGTCGTGCCCGTCGCCGGGTTACGGTCAATAAAATACATCTGCCCGATCGCATCTTGGAATCGGCCGCTGGAATAATCCGGGTTAATCATATTCGCGAAGGCCAGCAACTGGTCATTTTTATCGCCGACAATGGCGGTTTCAACCATCGCGTATTGTCCTTGCGGCGTCGTTAAGTCTGTACTGGCATCGGTGCCATAAGCTGTCTGCGCATCCGTTAACGAGCCATTGAGGACATCAATTAAATCAGGCGCAGTAATGCCCTCAGTGCTAAATGTCATCGACGGCACCGCGGTTGAAACTGTTGTGGTGGTGGTCATGAATACCTCAGAGGACTAGTGTGGAAGAGGTTCCGTTTGAGTCCGTAATGGATATGTAGCCAGAAGTATCGCGCGTGGCGCGATTAGGGATGAGTGTTACGGTCGCGCTTTGGACATAACTCAGGCGAGTAGCCTGCTTCTGCAACCAGGATGATAACGTTGTGGTTGTCACCGGCCGACCGAGTAGAGTATCGAAATAGGGGATCCCGATAGTGGTATCGTAAATAACCTCACCCAGTATCGTCTTGCAGGCACAGGCAACGTCTTGGGCAACCGAGTATGGATTGGTGACAGTCTTTAACGAACCGTTGCCATCAAGAACCAAGTCCCATGTATCAGGATCGAGATAAAGCGATCGCGTTTGCATACGCCTCCGATGTTTGGCCAATAAAAAACCCCGCCGGAGCGAGGTTTATGTCAATTATGTTGTTAATTCCTGAACGCTATATTCTGGTTATCGAATTGTTTGTTTAAATTTTAAATTCACTGCTTTTTTAACGCATGCTTTCTGATAATCTGAAACCGAAATCAAAGGAGAAACTATGAAAAAAATCATTTTATTGCTTGCAGTACTTGCCTGCTCATCAACACTCACAGGTTGCATATGGCCTGGATGGGGACCTGGCGGCGGTGGTGGCGGCGGCGGTGGCCCGTCACAAGGTGGCGGTGGTGGCGGGGGCGGTGGCGGCGGCCCGTCACAAGGTGGCGGCGGTGGCGGCGGCCCGGGCTGATAATCTAAACCACTGATCTTTTATCAGGATATGAAACTTCAAGATTTGACGTAATCTCAATACTCCTATCACAAACTGTAAGGTAAACAACATGAAAAAAGTTGCTGCTCTGATGGTTATGGCTCTTACACTAACATTTGCTACTAGCGTTATGGCTTGCCCTAAGGGTACCCACCTTACAGGTGGAAAAGGAGCCCACCATAAAGGCGGGATCTGCACTAAAAAATAATGGTCTTATATAGAACCTCGCATCTGCGGGGTTTTATTTACTGATACAAAAAGCCCATCTTAGTGGGCTTGGTCACTGCGCCAAACTTCGAAGCTTTTCTGCTACTGATTGCAGGTCATGAAGCCCCTGTGCAGCTTCAGCTATATAATCAGCAAAGCCAACAACGGGCGCTATCGTCACCCCGTTCATGTCCAAGAACACCATTGCAGATGCTATGGCAGTTCGCTTATTGGCGTCGTTGAAGCCATGACCGCGTGCTATGGATAGCAGCAGTGCAGCGGACAGAACAAACAGGTCAGTTTCACTCTCATAAATATTAAGATTCTCAACCCGCGCAACCATCCCTTCCACCAGGCCAATATCCCTGAAACCCGGCAAGCCACCATAAGCTTCTAACTGGCTATCGTGGATCGAAATAACCTGCCCGACAGTTAAAAAGTAAATCATTTATCAGCCAATTCCTTGAACAGAGCCTGATTTCCCGGCTTATTCATCACCTTGGCAAGTGACGCTTCAAACTTAGCCTGCTGCAAGGCCGCAAACTGTTCGGCACTTATCACAACAACATCAGGGGCCATACGACGGGTAATGGTAACGGGCTGGTCTACAGCCTTGTTGAGAACATCAGCGAACTGAGCACGGGCATCTGAGTAGGTTAATGTGATCATTTGAAACACTCCGGGGATAATAAGAATACAACTGAATTGTACAACTCAATTAATATCCCCGTCAATATTGATGTAGTCCTCCTACCACCTAAGCGGGCTGTTGGCGTGGTGATTTTGGTTTGTTTAATGTTATTGGGTAAGAGAATTCATCGCGAAAATGAATGCTGTAGCTGTATTAAGAGCCACATATGCTTCACCTTCTTCCATTTTAACATTCAGATGGTAATCGGCTGCATGCCTTCTATGCTTGACTTTTGTTAGCTGTAAGGAAAGGTTATTGCAAAGGTCCTGGGGATAATGGTGAACTCTTGGAAGGCTAAGATTTATGTAATCGGCCATTCTTTCATGTGAGCCCTTCTTTTTGATGCTGCTATCTTTCTTGCATGACAAACCGTACTGATTCGCTGCATGACTATACATTGAATAATAGGCCCTGCTCACAGCATTTCGCACACCTATCTCGGTTTCAGTAGAAATTCTTTTTGCAAATTCTAAGAAATCGTTCGAGTTAACTGACATGAGCACCTCCAAAAAATATAACAGGGGTGACGTGCGTATAATCCAGCATAGAATCAGTAATTAGGCGATCTAGTTTTCTATCAAGCTCTTGGAACCGATCATGGCAATCCTCGTGCAGATAAAAAGCATAACAATAGCAATCCTCGTCATCCTTCCACACCTTGGTATCGATAATAGGCAACCCTTCTTCCTCTGCAAGCTTTAGAACCAAGTTCGCAGCTAAATTCAGGCTTTCTCTTTCTCCTTCAGAAGCGTCGCCCAAAGTAGAAAGCATCTCTTTAGATTCACTAAACATTTTGTTTATGCCCATATCATCGCTCTGATTGTTCTCTGCATTAAGTTGAGCCAATTTTCTTTCGATATCTTTTAGCATGCTAAATTCGCACCATTTGGCCGCGACGTGCGAAGCGTATTTAAGCAAATGAAGGTTATTCAATGACAGGGATTTCTTAAGATAGAATAGCTCCCTACTGTACCTTTTATTTACACCAAAAGAAGCAGCGGTGTTACTTATCACGAATCCCCTTTGCTCAGGTGGACAATCGGCAAAGGCCCTATCAAAAAAATCTACCGCACCAAGCACGTCATCTTCTATCAGCCTGGTAATGCCATAAGCCACATTCCTTTGATACTCAAATGGTAGCGTGGGTATTAGCTTTTCAAGCAATGCCAATGACACCGAGTCATCTGGATGAGATAGCTGCTCGAACAGGGGATCGATAATTTCGGCTGAATTTCTAAAAGCTAGAATAGGCATAATTTTAAACCATTAGGGGGACGCCTAAATCTATCATGAGGATAAAATTGCAATTAGATGGTGATTTGAACAGTTATACTTTAGCATTAGTAAATAGCCCATATCGAAATGCAGTGACCAGCTCCCCGTTGACTTCCTAAACGAGTACCATTCCGACATTTAAAAAAGCCCACCTGAGTGGGCTTGGTTTGATGATTCTATTGACAGAATTTTCGACCGATTAAGCTGCTACACCGCTTACACCGAGCATTTTTGAAAGTTTTGTAAGACCTTTTGCAGTAACCAACACCTGCTCAACAACCTTTTCACTGCCATCAGACCGCTCGACAGTAGTTACCTTGTGCTCAAGAATGCCTGACTGAATGCGATCTTGATAAGCCAGCCAGGTTTTACCGCCAGCACGGCGATAAATCCAGTGACCTTCCGACATCATTTTGAACAAGAATTTTGGTTGCACCTGCAAGTGCTTTGCTGCATTGGTAATGCACATGCTGCCGTCGGCTTTTGCGATACGGTCAAGCGCCTCAACATCGGGCTTCATTTCTTCAACCTTATGTTCGAGCGCAATCACTTTTTCGCTATAGGTCAATAATGTTCCGCGCAGGAATTCAGCATCATTAAGCGCCGCCATTGGGTCGAAAGCTGACTGAAGCTTGCCGGTCTTAAAGTCGATGAAAGTCTGGTTTACTTTCAGACGATATGACGCTGAAATCCAGCCGGCATACTCAACCGCCAGGAGTTCATGGGCAAAAGTGCCACCGTGCCGACCTTCTTTTTTAACTACCGAGATCACGGTAGTTTGCTTATCTAGCTCGTTCATCAGGTTCTGTGTGCTTTCAAGGGCAAGCCAATAAGTTGGCCCATCCTTTTTCTCACCACCGCTAGCCTTGTGAAGTGCATTCAGGTTAAACCGCCCTTCTGCATCCGTAGTAATGTCAACGCCAGCGATGACAGGCAGTGATTTCTTTGCTACATTAGAATTAGTCATTAAAAAATCCTTCTGTGATTGGAAAGGGTTTCGACATACGCCAGTAGCTGCAAACTACTGGCTTTTTTTATTGCCGTATGCCAGAGCAAACGCGCCATCCCATGCACCTACCTTAAGTCTAATACCTATTCTTTACTGATCCAGTGAGATTCTTTAAATACCACTTAAATTCAAATAATTAGACTTTTGAATCTACAGCAAGTCCAAAATATTTAGCATTCAACCTTACTCAAGCTTCATCATCCCTTTAAGTCCTGTTTTAAGCTCAAGGCTATTCCTGACCATTTTCACAATCATGCATGAGTCGTTTATTCTGTCGTAAAGCTTCACCGCCAATGGCGATCCCATTTTTACAAGCGAAGGGTGAAGCTCGTTACGCCAAATCTCGCTAATGACATCCATATTTGTACATGCCGCATTGATGTTATGTACCTCAGTGGAAAAATCAGTGACGACCTCCTGCTTTGGCATCCACTCACCTTCAATCACCTTTCCAGCCAAGTATTCGACAGCTTCAGCAGTCTGTCTCGGTGACAGTTCGTCGATATGGTTTACACCGAACTCTTTGTGCACCAACTTATAAACCGCCTGATAGGTCAGCCCATACTTACCCATAATGCGGTTTACGATGCCGCGTAGCGGGGTGCGATCGTCAACGGTGGTTTCTGGCCTGCGGACCGCAGCGCCTTTAGTCCAATAATCATGGAGGGCCGTGAAACATTCTTCCTGATAGCGGATCAAACGATCTCGGATATCATCGCGTACTTTTGCGGGGTTGATGCTGAACAGCCAGCCATTGAGTTTTTTCAGAGGGATGCACAGCATGCGTTGCAATCCACCGTTTGTAGGGATGGAGATATCTCCACACCCAAACTTATCCATCTGATTAATAAGCTTTATATACTGACCTTTCCAGTTAAGACCGATATTCTCAACAACTGGTTTCATCGCCACATAAGCAACACCCGCTGCCATGGCTGTGATAACGCTCTGGCCGTGGAACGGCAAAGAGGTAGTGTTCACTGCTTCAATAATTGCTATACTGTTCATCGTTAGTTTCTCTCAAGGTTACTGACATTAGAGGCCCCGTTAGTGTTAGCGCACTGCGGGGTTTCGCATTTCTTAATGGTCATTCGAACGCTCCTCACGAAGACACCTCGCCAGACGCTGCACGATTGCCGAGTTGATCGAAATGCCATCCATCTCCGCCAAGCGGCGGATCTCCTCCTTCATGCGCTCCGGCAGGCGTAGCATAAATTTGTCGCTTTTTGACCCTGTATAAAGGGTTATCATAATAGCTCCCAATGATATCACCATGACTTCAGTGTCACTATGACTCCATTTACTGATAGTGTCAATGTGATACCATTAAGAAAATTTAAGAGGTGTGTATGTCAGACAAGCAGGTACGGGATTACGACAAATTTATGCTCAGGCTACCTGATGGGATGAGGGATTCCATAGCAGATTTAGCCAAGAAACATGGTAGGTCGATGAACGCTCAAATTGTTCATATTCTGGAAGAGTACATCACCCCACCTAAAGTTGATGATATGCCCTACCTTACAGATGCAGAGTTAAAATCTTCTGATAAAGTACAGGAATGGATGAATGTTCTGTCTGAAAAGATTTCCATTATTGAAAAGGTTGTCAAGAAAAATTTTCCCGAATAGAAATCAAAACAAAAAACCCACCTGAGTGGGCTCTTGATGTTTTACTAGTTATGCAGGGTAAGCCATAATTTTATTTAAGCTTCTTTTGAATCTCCACCCTGGAGTAAAATTTCATCAATTTGGGCATTCAGTGTTTCAGCATCAAAAATCATTCTAAGTGCCAAAACCCTATTCACTTTTTTGCCTAAATCATAGTCCGACTCGCAGCGGCTTGAATGGGAAGCTCTTAGTTTCATCCCAATTTTTGCTATCATGGCTTCATCGACATTTAGTAACTTGGCGGCGTCCCCGCTGCAAAGCCAATCACTGAGCCTACGATGAGTGCCTGGGTTAAATTTTGTCCCATCACTGCTTGATGCAGGTAACGGTTTTCCAGCAAGAAGTCGTAAGGTTGAGTGATACATTGCATAGTAACTGCGGCTTATGGCATTTCTCGTCCAAGGCTCGCCTTGAACTTCTACGGAAGATTTTGCTACAGCTAAGAATTGCTCGTAATTTATAGACAATTATTCAATCCTCAACCTCAATTGGCTCAAAGAAAGCTATACAATCCCTAGATTTAATACCTTTTGATATCAGCAAATCAAAGAGCATGTCGTCTAGCTTGGCGAGATACTGAAAGTCATCCGTTTTTATCCCAACCCTAAATGCGTAACCACCTTCAGCTTCATCAACGATCGAGCTGCTTACAATCTGCAGGCGTTCTTTATCAGCAATCTCTCGTGCTGCAGCCGCCATTTCTCCCAACTCATAAGATGCCTCAGGACTCATTTGATTAAGTTTGCCCATAGTCGCCTTTGCTTTAGTGAGAGATTGGGACATCCTTGGATTTAAATCCATAAACTCCGTTAACCGATAAGCATGATCGGTAATTTCGTTGAGTAAACCTTTGTGAGCCCAAAGAGCTGCCACCTCAATGCATTGGATTAGCAATATCGGTATGTTGGTCTTAATACCTCGCTGTGCTAACTCGAACGCCCCTTCATGGAGACCCCATGACATCAGAGATATGAGGTAATTTGACCATGCAGTCCTGTCATTGGGTGATCTGCTAATGGCTAACTCGCATAGCCTGACAGCTACACCGATGTCACCTTTGACGAAATTTGCTAGCCCTTCAACCAAATACCGCTGAGTAACATCAGGTAACTTCCTAGCATTATTGATTATTGTTCTTAAAGCGATATCATCAACAAGCTTCTCTCCCTCAAGAATGGAGGGCAAGAGTGCGTTAAGTAACTCATTGGTTATAGGTTGGGGTGAGAGCATGTTTTTGGGGCCTTCCTTGTCAATTGAAAATTATTCTACAGAAGATTGTAGCAACTTCAATGGTGTTTATTTCAACAGACATCCCGGGCCTGCCGGCTAAAGCAACTGCCCACCTGAGTGGGCTGCTTCGACGCTTTGTGATGGTCATGCTGCTTTGTCTATAAGACCGGGAATGCTAATTTGCCCCTGCTGCTCGAGTCGTTCCATTTTTGCCAGTAACTGTGGCTTTTTCACTCGCCCCCAACGGTTAAGCAATCGGCCTGACATACTGGCAACATCCTTTTCTTTCATGTATTCCAGCATAAGCTCATTACGATCTTTTTGGTATGAGTGAGAAATTTCCAGCAACTTGTCACGCATCCAGTTGAATGCCTTGATAAACGCCTCCTTGATTGCCGCAGCTTTCTTCCCAGTGAATGACATGATGATGTACATAGCGCCATCACGGGAAATTTCATATTCAACATACTGATTACCCTTATGTTCATAGGTAACCCGCGAAAAGTTGCTGGTTAGAAATTCACCTGAGCAATCCAGTTTTTCTATTTTCTGGATGATGTGGTGGTGCTGCTTTCCAAAGTAATCAGCTACCTTTCTGGAGGTGGTGATAATTCTTTCACCTGAAACTGAAACCATGTCACGAAAGTCGATTGCTGCAATTTGATTTTGCATTTCGGTAGTTACCTTTTAGTGATGAACCTTGAGGAATCCGGCCCACAGAAAGGCACCGATAGCCAACCGGTATCCTCAAGGGTCATCCTGAAAGGTTCTGTGTTTAATGCGCGTGAGATGCGCGGGGATTTATTGCGGACGTAAAAAAGCCCCGCACGATGGCGAGGCTCATTTGATTCAAGGATGCTTATATTCATCCTTGAAATCTAAAAGGGAAGCGAATTAGTTTGGTTTTGTAGCCAAGCCAGCCGCTACCAACGCTTGATAGTTTGGAATGTACTTCTGAGGGGCTAACAGGCAAGTGTCGGTATAAGACGCAGAAAACGCATTCTGAGCCTCTTTTCCTGCATATATAGCTTTCACTGCCTGCTGAGCAATATCCTTGTTCTGAGTAAAGTAAGCGATGACCGAATCCACCTGGCTTGACGTCATTTTGAAAGCATTTTTCCCATAATACATGGCCGTATCTCTGCCGTTTGTACCATTTTGATCAGGAATGCCAAAAGCAGCACTACACGTAGCCATATAAAATTCAGCAGCTTCAACACATAGCATATTTTCAGGCGGCAGAGTAATCGCAGCTTCTCTACTTTGAGCGCTTGCTAAAGTCGGAACACTTAAAAGAAGCATAGCATTAAGCAAGTAGTACGAAACAATCTTTATCATTATCAAAAACTCCTTGTGTGTAGTCGTCGATAATTTGCCCCTAGTTTCCTGCAACTTCAAGCAAATTATCCCCCTCACCACACGTAGAGTACTGATCAAATGTCAGGATTGCTTGTAAAGCTGACATAGGCGTAAGTTACTGTATTTACACGGAGGACACCATATGGAAAAGTTTGACAGAGCTTTGCAGTTGGAAATTTTAAAGATTCTATATGATACAACCCCTACACCATTGGATGACGAACAAGAAAAATCCTTGATTTCAAAATTTTCTGATGAAAATCAATTCATTGCTAACCTATTGTATTTGGAGCAGCATGGGTTGATATTTTCAGGGGTGTTAAAAACAGCCCAAATGATAGGGGCCTCATTTAATTTTTTTGCCAATGAATGCTCCATAACTTCCAAAGGCATTGATTTTTTATTAGATGATGGAGGCCTTGGGGCGATTCTTAATGTTCAAACTATTCGATTGCACAATGAAACTATCATCGCATTAGAAGACATTATTTCAATTTCAAACCTTCCTCCTGAAGAACAGAAAGGGTTAATTTCAAAGCTTCGAGACCTTCCGGCAGACGCCATAAAATATTTGACGAGTCAACTACTGGTGAAGGGCGTTCTGAACCTGCCGGCAGCAATTCCGATAATAGAAAAATTCCTGCATCATGGCTAAATTCGCTAGTTTTTCTCTGTAAAGTAAACTTACCCCACCCTAATTTATGACTAAGTAAAATCCAAAAATCAGTCAGGGAGTCGGCCGTAATAATTAAGCCATTAGGATGAATGCACGCCGTATAGATTTTCATGCCTACTCCGGTTTATCTGTTTCACTCCCGCCAGACTCAACGCCGCCGTGAACATGGCTTGAAAGCGCAATGCCATTCCCCGTCACTTCCCCTTCAGCAGTGATGGTGCTTGTTGTGGTCACAGTACCATCAATTTTCAGGCCATTAGGAGCGACAATATTGATGCCCGAGCCGGTAAACTCGATATATTCAGTTGGGTCGCCATTCAGCAGGCCTATGCCTCCAAGATAAACGCCAAATTGGCGAGAATGCCTCTGCCCTGTAGCTGCAGTTGCAGCTGCCTTGCCTGATAGAACGTTAGATATGTCTTCGTCACAGACAAGCATCAACCCCATGTCACCGGCTTGAGGATTAATGATTATGGCACTACTGCCCATTTGTAGACGGAAATAAGGAATGCCAGACACACTCTGAGAATCGATTTCCTCATTAGCTGCGTTAACGGGGGTCACTAACGGCTTGACTACGCAAGTCTTGGCATCGCTATCGACACTTTCAACAATAACAATCTCGATGAAGGTTGCCTGGCGAAGCAACTTTTTGAATACATAGGCCAAAGAGTTGGCTTCTGAAGCGCTGTCATGCGCCATCATGGTGGTTTCAACTGACACTGGCTACTCCATTTTTAGGCGTCAATAAAAGGGTTGAGAAGAAAGGACCATTATCCACCCAAGACGATATCTGATGCGCTGATTGAGCGGTGATAACGTATTCGCCTGATGCGTTTGGAACTGAAGTTGTAAGTTTGACTGCCTTGCCAAGCTCAAATTTGGGGTTATATATAGCAGTGCAGAACACCCCAAACTCCATAAAAGTTGGGTAGCCTATGAGTCCCGAGCTGGTTGACAAGGCAATGGTGTTTTCATCGACAGCCTGCCCTTCGATATAGGCATTAACTGTTGAGAAGTCCGTAACGATAAAGACTCTTTGTCCTCGCACGGCCTCTTCAATTTTAGCAAACTGATCAGCAGCGCCCCCCTTTAAATATATTCCATTGAAAGTTTTCGAAGAATTGCATATACCGACTGTCATACCCACTTTCTGTGCGATAGTTGCAAGAACTGTTTTGAGAGTCACATTTCCAGCAATGCTGGTATCAGTGATGGGGTTATTGAACGTTAACGGTTGTGCGATGACCTGTATTTCTAATGGAACATCCGGCGCTTGGCTGTAATCCGGCCTCGCCCATTGAATGACCCCCTCGAAGAATATGACGCCATCCACCTTGATCCTGATTGTAGTGCCGGGCCTGCTGTTGTACTTAAAACCGCTGCCGGAAATAATCGACATTTGGGATTCGCTTAGCCCGTAAATGCTAGCATCCAGGGTGTAGCCGCTCATGCCGGCATTGATATTTTGTGATGCGATAATCTTCGCATCTGCGATATGCAATGTGTTGTCGTTAGCTTTAGAAGTGAAAGACCCGCCAGTCAGGCTGATAGTGACATCAATTTTTCTGGTTTTATACGTCATGCTGCTGCGCTCTCTAATTCTGCGTTGGTGATGTAACAAAGCTGGAACCGGGTTCCCAGCTCTGACCATTGAGGATCATCCGCCCCCTGGCTATCGATAAAAAACAGGTCCCCGCTAAAACCGGTTCTTGCCCGGAGATAGCTATAGCGAACCAATCGGTTAGCGTTCATACACAACACTCCGAGACAAACGGCGGCATCACCCACCCATAAGTCTAAGTAAAGCCCGGTTGTGTGTTGGTGAAACTTCATCGTGCATGACACGCTGTCCAACGAGATATTGAACTGTTGCGACATTTCTGCGGAAAGAGTGATTATTTGCATTAAGAAATCCACGATTTCACTAGTGAATTAACACCTTTGACGATTTGTGTGCTGGCCGTCGTTGATTCAGAGCTCCAGGTGGTTGAAACGCTCGTTGCGGCACTATTAACCTCTGTCGTGACCGCGTCAGCAGTGGTACCCAACACGCTGGAAAGAGTGGCCTTGCCACTGCTGATCGCATTGGTTACGTCTTTGAGGGTTGCATTCGTCACGGAGCTTTGCGTGGTGACAGTCGTCATGGCTACGCCCGCAGAGGTTTTCTGATTGCTGCTTGTCGCAGAATCCTCACTGATGCTGATCACTTCTTGGAAATAAGCGTTAACCGTCAGTAAGGTTACGCCCCGCCCCTCTTTCATCTGGTAGTCGTAATGCACCAAGTCGCAAGAGGCAAAAGAAGTATCTGGCGTTTCGATGGTGTAAATGTTCGCGCTGGCGATCATCTTATCGAGCAGGTTAATGAGCTTCTCACGGGAAAGCGTGGTCAGGTTTGTGAGGTTTGGGATTGCCCCGCTATACCCCGTCCAACCTTCCAAGGTGAACGTTAAACGAATATCACCCGGGCGGCGCACTTTGTTATAGCTGGTATAGCTGCCTTTTTCGATGGGCGCATTGGCAATCGAAGCATCTGATGTTCTCTCAAATCCAACCCACGACGTCGGTGTAAATACCGTAGTGCCAGCTGAGAAAGAAGAGGCGTAATCTGAATTACTATCAACGGTCGTTACAGTAATGCTGTACCCCGGCTTTAGGACGCTACCAAGGATACTGGACAAGCTTCCACTTTTCACAGCACTTAGTAGCGTTGTTTCACTTAAACTGAATGCCATATTACTGTCCTGAGCCTAAGCTAGCGATTGTTCCCGCAGTCCTCCGATGAATGTCATTGAGAAGGGATTTGCCGGTAGTCGCTGAGGTGTTTATGTGACCAATACTTATGTGCGTCGTGGTGGCACTGCCTGCATGATTATTCACAACACTGCTGCGCTGCGCTGCTAAATAGGCGCCGCCCTGAGGTAGGCCAGCAATCACCTTAGGTACGTATGCGGAAGTTTCGCCAGGCATAGCAGAAAGACCATACTTATCGACATTACCCTCTCCCCAGTTGTAAGCAGCCAGAGCATACTGGAGCTTGCCGTGATAATGCTTTAGGAGCTCTGAAAGATATTTCGCCGCGGCCTGGGCAGATTTTTGCGGATCGAATACATCATTGCCTGACAAGCCCAAATCTTTAGCTGTCGGGTCCATAAACTGGAATAAACCTTTAGCACCGGCCGGAGACTGTGCGAACTGATCGCCATTTGATTCCGTTGTGGCCACTGAGTTAAGTAGCCCCGCTGGTAAACCATACTGCGCCTCAAGTTGTCCGAACTGGCTGGACATGAAAGACAATAGCTCTTTGCCCTTTCCTATGGCGTGGGCAGACTGAGCATGTTGAAGCGGCACATATGCTAGCTCCTGACTTGCAGCGCGGCGTGCTGCCCAATCACCCGTAACAAAATCCCTTACCTGATTTCCTGCTTCTGTAAAGGTGCCACTATCGGCGGTTGGGATCTGAATGCCAGTGTGTTGGAAAAGCCATGCCCGAAACTCATCACCGGTCTTAGCTACAGCATCAGCACCGGGTAAATTATTCAAGGTTTTTACTACTGGGTTATTTTTTAATGCAGGATGTGCATCCTCATACGGCTTAATAACAATCGCTTCAAGAGCAGTCAATCCCGTTATTAACCCGGCAGGCCCCATAATTGATGAGCTAAGCCCGGTGAATAAAGAAAGAAGTTTACCGCCAACCGATGCGCCAACCAGTATCTCAATAGCAGTCTTCCAGCCACCAACCGCATCCGCCCCTTTATTAGCCCAGGTAACGACATCAACAATAGCTTTCTGGATTTTATCCAGAGCAGCTTGAACTTCCTTCGGGTGTGAATTTAGCCAGGACGCCCACTGTTTCATGTAATTGATGACCTGCTCGAAAGCTGGTTCAAGCGCAACAAAAACCGTGTTCTCAACGTCTCTAAGTTGCTGCCCCAGATCCGTCATTGCCGCCGTAGCCTTTTGGGCACGTTCAATAGCCTCATTATTGATATTCGAATTGGCCGTCATCTGACTAACGCCGGGGAGAAACTTACCCTGGGCGTTATTTTGAATATCAGCCGCATCTAGCCCCACCATCCCCCCAAACGTGTACTGGTCCGCTTTATTGACGTGCTGGAGCCTAGACATTATAAGCCGCATAACATCGCCAGCATCATGGGCCACCATTACCTGAGGACTAACTCCTAACCGCTGGGCTACCTGGTAAATTTTCCCACTATAGTCGCCCGTAGCATGCGCGTCATTCATTTGCTGCTGCACATTAGAAAGCGCGCCAGTAATTGACTGCGCAGTTGAGCCAGCCTTTTGCGCCTGGCGCTGCCACCCATCCAATTCCTTGGCAGACATGCCGAGTGCTTTTGACTGAATGGACAGCTGCATAATCCCTGTCGTCATGCTTGTGACGAAACCAACCGCACCGCCGACCGATAAGCTGATCCCCGCAAATGCCAAAAGCTCAGTCTTGAGGCCGGTAAAAATATTCTGAGTTTTTTTGGCCGTTTCCTGCAGGCCCTTTTGAAGCTTTGAGGAGGTTTCGCCCAGTTTCTTTTGAGATTCAGAGGTGTGCTTAGTGGTATCGTCAAATGAGGACACAAGGTCTGCCAGGTTTTTCTGAATCTCCTGAACCATCGGTAGTACGGCTTTTTGAAAGTCAGTCAGCTGATCGGCATCAACGCCGATGCTGACATAGAACTCCTCGAGGGTGCTTCCTTCCATTAATCACCGCCGCTTAAAATTTTCGTGTTGTGGTTATCCACTGAGGCAATTTCCAGCAGGTCATAGACGTCCTCGAGGCAGTACACTGTTTGACACTCGTAAAGCGTGGCAAGCTTTGAGGAAACCACCGAGGCGATAGTGATCGAGATGTTTGTATACTCGATCAATTTTTTCTGCGGTGGCATCTGGAGCGGAGCGTCTACTCTGCGGCGTCGGTAAAAAAATCGATGTTAATTTTGATAGCTTCAGTGCGCAGTTTAGATATCGAAGAAAGCTCCTCAATATCATCATCATCCAATGCACGAGTAATCGTCGGATCCGCAGCACTCGGCATGATTTTAACCTGCGTCATGAGTTCAGCCTGGAGCTGCGAAGAAACATACGGGTCAGCTTTGATCAGCATATCCATGAACATCGTTTCCACCGCCTTTGAGGCCTGCTCCTTTTCCGCCTCGCCTTTACCATCTTTAGGCTTTCCAGCTACTCCAAATAAAATTTGAGCCATCGCTGCGGCACTGCCAATCTGGCTTAATTCCGCACCTTTCCCGCTGCCGTACACGCCGTTAAGTAAACGCAATGACCAGCTATCAATTTGGGCCGCCGACATCTCTGTAATCAGAAAACGCTTCCCTTTATCTCGCCCCTTATCGAGCGTGATGCTTAGTGTTTTACGAGCCATAAATTAGCGTCCTTTAGTTAAGAAGAATACTCAGACGGGGTAACAGATTCCCAGCGGATTAATGCGGTGATGGGCTGAACGGTCTTTGCTGCTGAAGCCATCGTGGTGCAGTTAATCAGCACGCCGTTTGTGCAGGTGTACTTCTTGCCATGGGTTGGGAAAATAATGGTCGCGTTACAGCGATAAACCGCGATGCTGGTTCTGCTGGTTGTTGCCCACGTCTGGAACTTCGTGTAGGTGGCGCTATCCGGCATGATATGCCATGTCTGGTCCATAGGCGTAAGTATCGCCCCGGCCGATAACGTCCCATCAACTCCCATCACCGTTTCCGCCAACTCAAGATTGGTCACATCAAAAATATTATCAGCCGTAAATCCCTGAAGCGTAAAACCAGAGGTGTACAAGTTAGTGACAGTCATGGTTGCTACGACGTCAGCAGCAGTGATTATTCCACTCATTTATTGCACCTCGACACTATTAAGGGTTAACGACTGGATTTGACCACCGTCGGTGTACCACAGATAAACAACCACACTCTCCCTGTCCATGCGCTGCGTAGCGGTAAAGCTGCCGATATACATGTAATATCCGGTGTTGGTCAGCGTGGTGCTAATGTCTGTACCGACGATCGACTTAATTTTAAGTATCTGACTTGAGTCAAGCGAGGTCCCCGTGCTAATGCCGCCCCAGGTTTTAAATTGAGCAATAACATCTGAACACCACGACTCTACCGTCGCCTTGCCCGTTGTGTTATATGGCAGGTTCGTTTTGTCCAGGAACCCCGTCAGGATTGCACTCTGGAGATTTGCATTTAGCCAAATTTGCCCGAAGTAAGCGTCAGCCCACAGGTAATCACCTGTAATACTGCCCGGTGCCCAATATTTTTCAGCAATGTTATTCGCCCCATACTGGCCATAAAAGTTGTAGCCATTGGCTTCAAGCGCGGTCCATTCGGCATCGGTAGAGGCCTGCGCAAGTAAGCCATCCAGCTGAGTATATTTAAGGGAGTTTCGACCATTCTCTTGATCAAAATTGAGGGCAGCTGCCCAACCCATCACGCTGGCTGCATGCGTTTGGTCGCCATAAACGGGGATCGTCCCGCCGTAGCTATAAACCTCATCAATCTGATAAGCCATTGTCTCCGTGCTCCCCGAGACCGTTTCTGTGCCATCGTTTGACCAACCCACGTAGGCATAGCGATCGCTTTTGTTTGAGCACCATTCGGCAAACAGGAGGTGCTGGGAGACCGAACACTCAAAGGACGTAGTGAATGTTGCCCAATCGTCTGTAGCCGCTATCAAAGCCGTGAAACTATCTGTTGGGTCCGTAATAGCATCCGCGCCCTGAGAGATAACTGCGCCCGTTGCCGATGTAAGCAACAATGATGTCGCCAGGTCACCAGAAGCGTAAGTGATGGCAGAGTTTGCGCCGGTCGTCGCAGACGAGATGATGAAAGCAGTCACGGTAGTGTCGTAAGCCACACTTACCGTGTCGCCCAAGGCTGTTTGAATTGCCGCCGCCGCGCCAGCAAAACTGGTTACTGATGACAAATCAATAGCGCCTGTGATTGAGGTGCCGTTATCAACAGTAAGTGTCAGAGAGCCTGAAAGCAGCTTAAGTGCGGACACTGTCATGGAGGACATTGACGCAGAGCGAAGCCAGGCTGAGACATCAGTGGTGTTATAGCCCCAAAAATACAACGTGCCAGGTAAGGATGTGCAGTTTGTATAGCCTTGTAAATAAATTTCAGCCATCGAATATTCGGTGGCCGCCGTGCCGTAATAGGTCCCGACATCATCGTCATCAGTGAACGTTGATAGCGTGCCGACCGGCGCATAAGCACTATTTGTAAGAATTACCCCATTAAGGTCCAGCGCATCGCCCGAGGCGGCCAGAACTCCAGGGATAATTTTAATATCTTTACTCAGAGAGATAGACATTTCTTGTCTCCAGAAACGGAAAAACCCGCCGGAGCGGGTGATAGTTTATTGCGGTGTGAGTCAAAGAGAGTCTACTGAGTAGGCCTCAAGCTCCACGCTATCGAAGAAGTAACGAGGTAATGTGATTGACCTATCGATGACCAAGGTCACGTCGAGGGTCCAGCGGTCTCCATAGCCTGACTCGGAATTAATGAATGCCGTTTGCCGCAGGTCTCCTGTGGACACTGGTGCCAGTGGGTAGCCGAAAGACTTGAATGCCTCACAGGCCCACTCAGAACGAAATGTTGTTGAAATCAAACCGGCCATCGACTCCGACTCGCTACCAAAGCAGTCGAGTTGCACGCGCCATAGCGCTGTCCGTTGATGAACCTCATCCCCAGGGGTACTCGTGCCATTGTCGTAGTCAATCCGGTTGGTAGATTTCACATCCTCACCGAGCGATGTCATCGCAATGAAATTACCCTCGGGGATAGAAACCTTATTTTGCTGACTTTGAATGACGGGAACATCAACGAGTAGCAGGAGAAATTTACGGAGCGCGGTGAACATGTCCGACTGAGAAAGTGAGTTGCTTACGTTAGCTGTAAACATGCAACCACCCTTGTCCAGTCAGGCCAGATTTCCGGCACCGCTACAACAAGCCAGGTGTCATCACCAATAACGAACAAATCTCCGCCCTCATTCTTTTTGCGATTCATCCCGCACCAGTTACCGTTGGTGTAAATACCGATGAACTGACCTTGAAGGTTGAGGTTGTCTAAATGCTCCAAGTCATTTTGTGAAATGGCCTGCTTCTGCACATCCATCGTTACCGCATCTGCGTAGCTGGGTGTCATAGAGCCATTATCGGCAGTATCGTAACCGGTCGATTTATAAATCTGAGCGGACACGTTGGGATTAATGCTCTGTGTGACGCTATTGGCGATGCCTCTGAGGTTCATTTGCTACCATCCATAATTTCGAAGCTGAGCGCATTTTCCATTGAACCGGTTTCGACCAACGGTTTCTCAGGGTTAGCTATACCCTTGCGCTTTTTGGTCGCCCAGGTTCCGTTACTGATCGGGACGAAATTACCTTCGATGATTGTGTTCTGAATATCTGCAACCATCACCCCGCCAAGCATCTGCAGGGCATCCCTCACTGATTCTTTAGAAACAGGTTGCTCAGCCAGTTTTTTAGTGAGATTAGCAGCCCATTTATCGGACTCAGCCTTAATCGTATTGCGGAAAAAAGGACGGGCGGGAATGATGATGTTGTGCGCGGGGATTGTCACATCCTGAACGAAATTAGACTTTTCCCGGCTAACGAAACGGTTACCAACGCTGCCATCAGCCGCCTGCTTGAAGTGAACCTGGCTTTTCCTCGCTTCCACTTTTACCAGCGCGCCAAATTCGTTTGCGGCTGCATACGGAGCGATTAGCTCACCGGTTTCAGAGTTTGTTGCGCTATTCAGTATCCCGACTTTCATGCTGATATTTTTTACGGCGCTGATCCGCGCCAGCGCTGCCTGGAGCTTGCCGCCGACTTTTAGCGAGTTAGCCATGCTCACCCCCAAGGATGATAGTATTTTTTTGCCACATACCGGCCGCCGACAACATACTTGCGCGTGGACTGCCAGTACATGCTTCCGCACGGGGTCAACTTAAACCATGAAGCATCGGCAGCATTTGGAACCGAGAATGATACGCTAACCGAGCCCTCTGACGCGCCAGCGATCGGCCCCGCTTGGCCGTCACCCCACAACGCTATCGTCGCAATATGGCAGGTCAGTAGGTTTAGAATCGTTTGCCGATCATTAATGCCATTGGCCGGGTCATACGGAACAATTGAGCTGTTGGTGTTATCAAGCAGCAGGCATGCCACGTTAAACGCCTCATTAAGTTGCGCATCAGTGAGCGCGCCAGCAAAGCGCGGGTAAACTCCGGTGAACGCAGTAGGGTCAAACGTGACGACTGCCATTAGGCTGCGACCTTCTCAGCTTGCGTGATGGTAGTACTTGTATCGATAGGCTCGCGCCCGTGACGTTTTTCGATACGCTCACGAGCCATATCTTCCGCGCTTGCGAAGTCGTCAGCAGCAACGATCAGCTCGTTTCGGAAAAGTTTGGTTTTACCGTACTCCTTAAGCAAAGCCTCCCACTCGACTGCTGGAATTTCCGTTTTACCGTATAGTCCTACTGGAATTTTGCCCTTATCTACCCCGATCAGGCTTACTGCGTTGCCATTAATTTTAATGACCTTGCCGTTGCTCAAGCTAAATTCGATACCGTGAGGGTTGTTCATGCGGACATGTTTGATTTTTTCTGCGGCCATGATTATCTCTTCTTCAAATAGAAAAAAGGCCCCGAACGGAGCCTTTCAGATTTTCAATTAATGGTAAGTCTGTCGCTTAAACGCCAACCATCTGAGCAAACGCAAACGGGATCTTAATGATGCCGCCATAGGTGGTTGCTGTGAATTTCTGGCTAAAGCTCGACAACGCTGGAATGATTCGGCCAGCGCGGAACTTCGCGCCAAAGCCGAGCAAACCGGTCTGCATGCCTGCTACTTTGGGGGCGAACATGAACATCGTTTCACCGGCATCGCCTGACAGTTGCGGAAGGACAATGATGGTGAGGTTAGAGAAGTATTTATGCAGCATATCCAACACTGAGACGTTGAAGTCTGTTGCCCCACCAAACATAACGCTGGTATCTGGAGACACGGCAAGTTTGATTTCGTCTTTGTTTGTGATGATACCGTTGGATTGCTTCACCAGGCGCTGGAATAACGCCAGGCAGTCGTTGTAACGTTGCTGGGTATTCTTATCTGCCCATTCAGTCACAACTGAGCCGTTCACGGTTACTGAAGTTGGTGAAATTGCCGCTGGCAGATTGGGATCATTCAGCGCCCCATAGATTTCCAAATCCTCAACGCCGAGAAGATAGAATTTATTGGCGTCGATATCGATAGTCGTGGCAGCAGCCCGCTGCTTTTCAGCGGCGAGGTTAATTTTAGCGACAGATGAAGTCTCAACTTCCAGATCACCATAATCGATAATGGTACTGAAACGATACTGCTCGCGGGTAAGCCAGTTAACGTTCATGCCGGACTTCCCAGACTGGCCGTAGTCAGAATAGGGTGATGTGGTACCGGTAATTTCATTGGTGCGCCACTTCATATACGCCGTGGTCCAATCGCCCTTTTGTTCTTCGCTCAAAAGCTCGCGCGAGTTTCGCGGCGCGGTAAGAATATCAACCACTTCTGGGTCAATGTATGCCGTGAACTCAGCGGGGATGGAGGAGTTAGCGCTAGTAATTAACGCGGCATCCTGAGCCATTTTTGCGGTGTTGGCATGATCAATCCACATGCGGGCGCCAGGGAACGAAAAGCCATATTTCGCGGCCTGGGTGAAAGATAATTGCATTGAGTTTCTCCAACCCGCTGACGCAGATAGCCCTCACCGATGAAGGCGATACGTCAGTTGGTTTAAATTAAAGTGGGATGGTTAAGCTGCGGCTGAAAGCGCTGACCAGTTTGAGATGGTCGCAATACCGCTCTGACTATCGTAGTTTTCAACCCGCCAATCAGTTTCGACAGATCCGCTTACCGTGTCGCCCGTAGCAGCGCCAGAAATGCTGCCATCAGTCAGAGATGCGAAGACTTTTTGCCCGATGGTTACAGCAGCTGTTGGCTTGACGAAGTAATCGCCTTTGCGCGCTACCGTTAGAACCGATCCGGCCGGGATAACCATTGTGCCGGGGCTGGTTAAGTTGTAGTTGAAGTTAACCAACACACGCTCAACCAGGCCAAGCGGCTGGACTGAATCATCAGAATACTGTTGCGCTTCGGTGAAAGCATAGGAGCCAGGCCAGACGAATTGGCCCACCGTCACATTACTGGTCGCGATTGGGTTAAAGGGCACGTAAACGAACGGATTGTTTGAAGCGCGATCCCCTGGCACCGCCGGGGAGTAATAAAGACCAACTTGAGTTTGCATTTACAGTAGCTCCTTAGCCAAATTTAATATTTGCGAGGTGGGCGAAATGGCCTGTCAGCTCTGCGGGTTCATCTTTAAAAGCATGGTCGTTGGCTAAGGCTGAAGGCTGGCGCTCAGAAATCATGTCGAACATGCCCTCGTAGGCTTCCGGCTTGTAGTTCTTGATATTCACGCCCTTGCTTTTCAGCGCATGCGCGAAAATATCCTCAGCGCTGTCGAATGCCATTGCATCGAGATCACCGACCAAGCTACGGACTTTATTACCGGCCGCATTTAACTTACGCGCATGGCCCAAGGCTTCTTTTTTTGCCTGAGCAATGATGGCTTTACTGTCCATCGCAGGGCCCTTACCGTTGTCGTCGTCCAGATTGTCATCACCAACCGGCTTGACTTTACCATCAGACAAATCATCCAGATCTTCGTCAGTCGCAGGTGCTGCCAGGCAGGCTAGCAGCTTCTGAAGCAATTCATCAGGCACTTTACCCTCGAGCATTGTTCGTAAACTTTCCGAAGCATTATCCTCATCAAACGCCGGGTCATCCTCCTTCGCTCCCTCATCCTCGGGCTCTACTGCGCCGCCAGCCGCGTCAAGGAGCTCGACCAGGTCATCAGCTTCAATATCCATGTCCTGAGCAATCATACTGCCGTACTTACGAGATACGGCTTTCGCCAGGGTGGAAGATTTTTTGTAGGAGCCGACTAGTTTAGTCAGATCGTCCGGCAGAGCATCCTGCGCCAGGCGCGGGGCTAAGTAAGTGCCGAGAGCAGCTCGCACTGCTACTTGCACACGGGTTAATTTCATAGGTTTTATTACCTTTTTGATTTTCGACGGCATACCGTCATGTACGTAAACGTCGGGTCCTGCCCGACCCTCTTTAACGAGCGCCACATGATTTCCCCGGATGTTTCGCATCACGAAGTCATAGGCAACGCCGTTAAACTCGCCTGGCGTAAAGTCTGGCGTGTAGAAATACCCGCAGCTGATTTCACGCAACGTTTCATCGTTGATGCCGTCAATTGCAGTCTGATCAGTAATGGTCAGGGAGTTATCGAGATAAGGTGCGCTCCAAACCGGCGTTGTGCCGACCGAACCCACTCTCACCTCTTTAAGCGGAGCATGGGCGCTGTCCTGCTGATGGATGATCAGCAGCGGCATCCCGTTGAACATATCGAGGGACTTTTCAAGCTCCTCGGCTGGACGGTAGCCGTAATAGACTTTGTCCGGCTCGAGTCCTAATTCCTCGTAGCCTGGGATTTCACTCCCCAGATACGGGGCAACCTGCTCTTTTGTTAAGTGGGTCTGCGTAACGTGAAGATATCCGTTCTCATCGATGCGGCGGCGTGAGGATTCAGCATCCAAAGCAATGCCGCGCACCAGAGGCTTTTTATTTTTTGGCATGATGCCCTCTGAATTTCAGGCATAAAAAAAACCGCCTAAACGACCGTTTGGGTAAGTTGAATTTACATTAATCGAATCCCGGCACGACCGGCCGGAAGGTGCATTTACAGTTAATTAGCTCAGCTGGCATTATCCACTCACCGTCAATGAAAGCCCCCTTAGCCAGGCTGAAACGCAGCTTATCCTCTCCCGCCTTAACGTGGGAATGACGATAGGTTTTGCTGCCGCCGCTATGATGTACCCATATCCCCTCGGCAATCCCCACGGACAGATTTCTCTGAATCGCTATCGCCTGTGTGGCCTTGTTGTTCTGATCGCGGGCAATCACGATTGCGCGTCGCCGGGTAACACCATAGCGCTGCTGTAGTTCGTCCCTGAGCCAGGCAATATCACGACCACGGGATACGCTCTCTTGCACGAGGACGTCAACCTGAGTGAGATATTGCTCGGGGATACTCTTTATCAGGCTGACCTGAGTGCGGTAGGTAGCAGCCAAGACAGTTTTCACTTCGGGGGTGTTCTGCATTTTCACCGACATGCCGGCGGTGTTTAGCGCGTGAATCGTTGATGATGAAACGGCCTGGTCAGTCGAGCGCACAAACCAACTGCTCGTTAATTCCGCGTGCTCGTTAAAGCGCTTGCGCCATTGTTTGAGCAGCTTTGATAGCTTGGTGGCCATCGCCTTGGCTGGATTAGCGTCTTGCGCGATGACGGGCATTTGGCGCTTATATTCGGCCTCAATCCAATAGCAGATCGAGTTATTCATCTCATCGACAATATCAACCAAATTCCTCTGATAGGCCTTCTCGATCCCCATGTTCCCGCGCGTCGGCCTGGCTGTTTTCGATGTTCGCATACATATCCTCATCTTGCGGGCTAGTCGGCATCTCGCTGACATCGATATCGGCATAACCAGAGTTAGGATCCGCCGCAATCTTCTTGCGCACCTCAAGCGGCGATACGACGTTGCGGTCGAGGTAGTAAGAATCCGATTCGGCTTTGGTGTTCTGCGTGGTGGCTATCGCGGCATCGTCATCTTCGTTGAGGCTGCGGAATTTGAAGCTGACCGATTTATTGATCTGCCCAAATTTCACAATCTGGATGATGTCGAGAACCTTCTGAAGACCAGCCCGGAACAACTTGCCCTGCTCCGTCGAGACGTGGTCGTTATAATTGGTAATGTCCGCTTCGCCAGTGTTAAAGCCTGCAGGCGATATGCCCATGGTTTTAACGGCCGGTGTGCGGTTAATAGCCACGACGAATTCAAGTTGCTGACGCACGATATCCGTGACACCGGAAAGTGGCGTAACCACGTTCACGATGTCTTCCATCTCCATATCGATAGCCATGGTGCCGTCGTTTGACCGATAGGAGTTCATGTAATCGAGACGGGCATCTAGCGAACCGGTCGAGTTTGGGTTGCTAAGAATGTCCTGCATGTCAGTTTTGAGAATGGTCAGGCTAAATTTTTCAAGTAGCCTGGTCGCCGCAGCGCGCGCATCCTGAAAATGCAGAACGTAGTCATAAAGAATTTGCGCCCGAGGAATGCCGAGGAAATTATAGGACGGTTTCAGCATAAGCGGCACTTCGTCGCCCACGATGCGGATGAGGCGGCTTGAATGGACCTCTTTACTCAATATCCACCAGGTATCTGGATTGAAATATTTGGGGCTGAGCGGATCGGTTGACTCGTATCGACCGGGGAAAATATTGATTGGCTCGACTACGGTCAGGCGTTTGAAATTACTTAGTTCGGCCGATTTATCAGATATATCTAGCGGCAGCTTCAATGTTTCGCCTGATACGCCTGTATCGATGAAAATCAGGCAGCCGCCGAAGTACCCATTTAGCTCAGCTGCCTTATGGAATACCTCGCGAACTTTGTAATCGATCATCGCATCTTCGATGGTCTTCTTTACTTCCGACTCGTCACCACCGCCTTTAACGTCGGCCTCAACAATTTCAATCCATTCACGCGTCATGTCATCCGCAGTCGTTTCTACACACGCACGGATCAGGCCATTCTGTGAAATGTTGGACAGCGCGGCATAGCCCATGAACGAGGGTGCGCCACCAAAGCCTTGCCCCATTTCGAAAGCATGCTGTAGGAGTGTATAAGCGCCACCGCCTGTCATTGCATGGTCAGCAGCCATCTTTATTTCTTGGGGCACGCCGAGTGTTTTAGCTGGCCCGTAAATTATTTTGATTTCATCAATCGTCGGGATATAGCCTGGCGTTAGAAGCCGTTCACGAGCTGTTGCACCGAGATGTAGCCCTTTTCGCTCTGGGCGTGACGAGGCGCGCCGTGCATTACGACGTTGAGTTTTAGTTGTCATAGATTACCGGCGTGAATGGAGGTTTCTTGATTTAGCTCGAGCAACAGTTGCAGGGTTCATGTTGATCCCGCCCGTACCTACACTTAATTCAGTGAGCGCCCAAACGGCCGCATCAAGTCGGTCAGGGGATTTCTTTGCAGTCGCTGGCACATACTCGAGGTATTGGTTTTCCACCTGGTAGAGATTGCCGAGATGGGCAACTTTTCCCTGTGAGTACAAGGCTGATATCGGTTCGGCGCGGGCATACTTGCCTTTGCTGGCATGGACGCGAATAATTCGACCAATGAATCCGGCATTTTTGAGAGTTTCCTCGGCCATGTCGCCGCCCTGGTTCGTCTCAATGACTATCGCGTCCGCGTCGTGGGTTTTATAAGCCTCTATGGCCCGAGTAGCCCAACCATTCGGGGAGTAATGGCCCGAGTAGTCGCCGTCAAGGGAGTACATTCTCTCTTTGCCGCCACCGTATGAGGATCCGACTACTATCCCCGTCTCATCGCTATCGGGATTATTAGAGGCTTGTGGGTCAATGCCGACGACCGTTCTGGATTTCTCCAGGTGGATAGTCATTTTATGGGAGGCGTTAACCATGTCCTCCGTCCACAGCGCACCCTCAGCATTGAATCGCCGAGGATTTTGCATGTACTGGGCCTCAGCTGTTCTCCTGTGCGAGAAAAGCGATACGCGGTGCGTTTCGTTATGCTTGAACTCCCATAGCCATCCATCAGGCAAGCCGTGTTCGATCGGGATAGCATGAGTGTTGTCTGGATACGCTTCATGGTAGGACTTGCTGTTATCAATCAGCACCGGCAAATTGAGATGATGCCACTTTTCACCACTCCCGCCTCGCAGCAGATAGCCACTAAGGTCATGAAAGTGGATCCGCTGCATGATGACAATCATCGGCGTTGTTTCGATGGCCAGGCGGCTTTTAATTGTTTCGTTAAAGCGATTGTTTACGCCGTCACGAACCGTCTCAGAATAAGCGTCATCTGGTTTAACCGGGTCATCGATAATTAGCGCACCCTGCCAGCCTGGCTCCATATGCCCGGCACGAAAGCCAGTAACCTGACCGGCCGCGGATGATGCATAAACGCCGCCGCCCTGCTCTGTCCACCACATTGCCTTACTGTCCGAGTCATCCTTAAGCGACATGGGCCACATGGACTGGTACGCAGAGGATTTCACAATAGCGCGGGCAGTCGATGAGTTTAGTAGTGCAAGATTGTGCGAATAAGACAAGTGCATGAAGCGGGCGCGGTTATTGATCGCAAGGCCATGGGCGATCAGGTTTATCGTGGCCAGCTCAGTTTTGGTGTAACCGGGCGGAACGTTAATGATTAGGCGTGATATTTCACCATTCACGACGCGCTGAAGCGTATCGTCAATTACCCGATGATGTGGGGCGATAATCATCTTGCCGCCGCTGCGCTGCTTGAAGAAATAGCGGGAAAAATAAAGCCCGTCTTCCTCGCACTCTAGCTTACGCGCATAGTTTCGCTGCTCAACAGTCGTCATCCTCCAACATCTCCTGTCGAGCCTGCTTATATTCTTCTTTGCTCAAAGTGGCTGACTCAATCGGACCGCCGTTCTTACCGGTATGCTCAACCTTCTGGCGATTAGTGTAAGCCTCTCCAACCTCTTTGGCTGCTTGCTCCAACAGCTGAGCTGCCATAGCTATATTCTTCATGCCTTCAGCTTTTGTCGCCATGCGATCAAGCGCCCGCAGCCTATAGGCGCGACTGGCAATCGGTATGTCTGAAATTTCGTTCTGGAATCGCTCGCGGGTGCTTTTAAATAACTCAACCCACTTAGGGGCCAATCCAACACCTGCCGCCTTTGTAGGGTCGTGAGATGCGGCCTGCTGGCGAGTAATATCAACGGAGAATTCTTTCTTTACCGACTCGACGATCTGCGAAGGGGTATCGAAGCATGCCAAGCCTTGAACGATGAAGGCTTTCACTTCTGGTTTCAGTGATGCCATATTTCATCATCCGTATTTAACAGTATTAAAATTATGCCAACTTCAGCATGCATGTCCCGCATGCCCTGGCCATATCGATCCCTGCTACGTCTGGTTTGTTTTTAGCAGCGTCAATCATCTCTTGGACTTCAACGCTCGCACCGTATCTACGTACGACGCCAACAAACTCTTCAACGTCGTGGCCGCGCATCGCCAATGCTGGCTGACCATCTTTGTTGAACTTTGGCGCGCCGAATTCATCCTTAGCCTGGCCGATGTGATAAAGCTCATGTTCGACTAACGCGCAGAACTCACGGTCAGTGCATTGGGCACAATAGTCTGCTGCCAGCGTAATGATGAATTTTGGCACCTCGCCGAACCATTCATGCATCTGCTGCTCCAATCTGGCCTTCTGCCAGCCACCGGCACGCATTGCCACTTGCTCGGCTTGACCAAGCACAGTTCTACCCTGCTTTTCGAATGCAGATGACGCCCACATGATTTTTATATCAGCTTCAATCAGGTGAGCGTGGTCTTCGTTATAGAGCGAGCCATCTTCATCAAGGATCTGGCTGTTTACCCACTCAAGCACTTCAGGGGCTGGGTATACACGAGTGTAGAAATGGAATGAGCCAAGGGGGTCTAATGGCGGCAGCGGTCTTTTGATAGAATCGACCATTTTTAGAATATCCTGCTGGTTGGTTGAGTATTACCCTCGGTGATTTCATCACCACGCCCCAAGGATTCAATATGTTTATTCTGTCAAAGGCGCTCATTGAATGCCTTTTGCAGAATTTTATAAATTACGCAACAGCAGCCACTACGCCTTCATCGTCTGCGCTATCGTCAACCGCAACAGCAGTGCTGGAAGCGGATGCATCAGCGGAAGGGTCTGTGCTATCTGGGAACAGTGTAGCAATCGAGGTTGCCACTGCATCAGCCAGGCCAACGGTTTTGGCTTCAGTGATTTTGCTAACGATCAGTGCGGTTACGTCATCGGCCTGAATTGCTGTTTTTAGTTCGTCGGTGGTTACGTCTATGGTCATTTTAACCCCTAATTTTAAGGCAATAAAAAACCGCCCGGAGGCGGCGATATCTAAGTATTATCATCGGAATGCTTTCGGAGTGTGGCGTGCATTGCCAGATAGATTAGTCCGAAACCAATTAAAATTAAAAAACGATATCCCAGTGCGTTGAAAAGCCATACTCCTCCCACCCCCCCTAATAGAAATGAAATGAGTGTAAAAGAATGAAGCCTAAGACGTTCGAGATAAAGTGGAGCTTCTTTTGGTGATTCTTTTCTACGTACTACGTCAAAAAGCATTGCTAATTCAATACCAATATCCGTAGATGTCCCTGACACATGAGTCGTTCTCACGCGTGCATTCGATATCCGAGTCACTACTGCATTCTGTAATCCCATTAAAAAACTCAGACTCAAGATCAATACTACGCCAGGAGAAGACGGTGTTAACCAGCTTTCAACAATACCCAGTATCATCAGAGCCCCCCCCTCAATCAAGATATTTAAAGCATATACAGAACGAATATTCTTTCTTCGACCTGCATTTATAATAATTGTTGAGAACACCGCGCCGGAGATAAAAGTAGCTACAATCCACAGAAAAAAAATACCTGGTACAAGGTTTAACTTCGCAAGATTTGCTGACAATGATGAGACGTTCCCGGTCATATTTGCAGAAAAAAAACCTACAGACTCAAATGCCGCAGTATTTAGAGCCCCAGCAACTGCAGCAAGCGTGCTTGCCAAGCGTCTATCGGCACGATTACTGCGAGCATCCTCAGTACTAGTGAGCATAGTGATTGCCATGGTGACTTTACATGCAGATATAGTCTGCTGATTGCTCGAAATGGACAAGAAATTTGAAACTTATTCTTCTGTCGCTGATAGAAAATTATGGTCACATTGATCCGGCTTAACACCTAGACACATCTCAGGCTGATTATCATCATCAAACGTCCGACAGACAGACAGACACTTTGTCATGAAGAGATGTTGGGAAATATCCTCTTGTTTTAACTGCGCATGTCGGTTAAATAGAGGAACCATGCATAGGGCATGGAAGGAGATTATTATGGGTTACTTTGTCATTAAGAAATCTGAAAAAGCTGTATCTCAACCGTTTTACTTCCTGCTTAAAGCCGATAACCATGAGACTATCGCAACCAGCGAAATGTATTCTTCAAAGGATGCCGCTAAGAAAGGGATTGCTTCTGTTCAGAAGAATGGCCCTTCAACTGATATTCGCGATCAGACTGTGTAACATCTGATATATCTCAGGCCCGGATACAGGGCCTTTTTGGTCAACAATTGCTCATTCTCTTTCTGTCATTATCTAGCCCACTCGTGAATGAGCTATGGAATGAAGAGCCGTTGTGAAAGTGGTTCTCATATAGTTACTACTTGTCGACCTCTCCGTATCGCTTTTCACCGATGCGCCGGAGAACTCGTAGCTGAAGATTGATGCTGTGTACTATTTCCTTCGCAGCGGCCACCCTGCCAGTCTCTAGCAGCTCAAACGCATTCCCCATCGCTTCTTCGATATAATCGATACGGTTGTATTCGCTTTTTGTCATGTTAGGCCGCCAGCCTGTGCTGCTCTTCAATCAGAGGCTGGCGGTGGTTGCGATCAAACATTCCCTTCAGCACCTCTTTCCTCTGGTCAAAGTCCCACCCCATACTGATAAATACCGTATTGGCGCGTTGCAACTCGGTAACACAGTGGATCTGCATCGGGGTCAGGTAATCACGAATAGACTCCTTCTTGTCTATCTCATGATGAACACGGAATTTTGCTGACGTCATGCCAATAGCCAGTCGATTAATCAGATCAGCCTCATTGCTGAAATGATGCGGAGCAATGGACTTACCCGCTGCCTCACGCTCATGCTTTATGGCATCAGTCATTGGCTTGTATTCGAGCCGTGAGGTGTTGCGGTCAAGCTTTTTGCTGGCAAGCGCTCCACGCATTCTGAAGAATTCGGATACGAGGCGTTTTTTGAATGCACGCACCACATCATTGTTCCGCATATAAGTTATCAGTAACGTTGTTTGCAGCTCGTTAAGCAAAGCAACTCTCTGCTTTTGCTTGCCGCCGTTTGTATCAAAGGTGCGGATTTCAAATCCGACCCCACCAAATTCTTCAAGGTCCAACTTGTTACGATCCACTAACTTGATGATGGTGTCATGGTCGCGGCCAACCCCACCAGCGATAGCCACAGTATTGGTTACAAGGTCGAGTTTTTTAATTTCAACTAATTGCATGGTTATTACCTTTCAAAAAAGAGACCTCTGCTCACCAGAACGCCATGCCTGAGCGCACCATGCTGCGATGGCGTTCTCAGAGGTCGCTTTTGTGAATGGTCTCAGGACTGGAAGCGCGGGTGAGTGCGCGGGGATTTACTGCAGGCATAAAAAAGCCCCGCACGGTAGAGGGGCTTATGGGTGATGCAGGTCAGACTTTAAGCTGCGGTTTCCACTGCTGTCGAGGTATCAGTGGTGTCGTCTGAGGCAGCACTGATATCGGTATCGGTATCGGTATCGGTATCGGTATCGGTAGCTGAGTCGGCGCTTGAATCAGTGGCGGTTGCCGCGCTGGTTTCGTCAGTGAATAGCGCTGTAATCTGCTTTACGGCTGATTCTTCCAGTCCATCCGTTTTTAAATCTTTCAGCTTCGTGATGATCAGGGACTGCACTTCACTATCTTGCAGCACAGTTTTCAAATCATCTTGAGTAACTTCAACAGTCATTTTTAGTCCTGAAATTTAGGCATAAAAAAAGCCGAAAGACACTTAATGTGTAATTCAGCCAGCTTGGTAAAAATGTAACTTATTTATTGATTACTTCAACCAACTATTTTTTAGAGGTATTTATCTTTCAGCGCTACTAGTTCGACTTCAACTTCTTTACCCAGCACTTCGATACCCTGCTCTACGAATTTAAAAAATGCTTCTGCTTTGGCTTTAAACTCTGCCAGAGGAGACTCTGAAGTAGTCGATACCACGTCTGTGGCTGTAGAAGCCGTTTCAGTGGTTGCGGTAGTTGTATCAGTAGACGTAGCGGTTGTGGTATCGGTCGAAGCAGTGGCATCAGTTGAGGCTGTGCTCGCATCAGTGGTAGCGGCCGTAGTTGATGAGTCAGTGGTGGTCGCTGCTGCCGTGGTTGTATCAGTAGTGGTTGCTGCGGCAGTAGTTGCCGTTGTATCGGTAGTTGTTGCAGCTGTATCGGTCATCGTGTTTTCTCCGGATGTTGAAGTTTCAGCCGTCTTGGCTGAGGTGAAATAAAGGCTCTTGATAGCAGCCCAAAGACGCTTAATCATTTCTGTCTGGCCTCAGTTATATGTCGCTTTTTTCATCTGGATGGCGTATGCCTCTTCCATTGTCGCGTCTCGCCAGCTAGTAGAGTTGCGGTCAATTTCAGGAAAGTGCGTCGATGGCCTTCTGTAGGTTCGCTGGTTTATTTCAACCTGTAATATTGCAAGCCCTGTAATAGGTTGGCGACGAAATTTGAAATTACCGGTGATGCCGGTCTCTAAAGTGTTTATGGGCATCGGACTCATTCTTTCTGCCTCTCAGTTTCAATTTGCCGTATGCCGTCAAGCTGGCTGCTGGTTTACCCAACCAAGCCCTTAATAAAATCTTCACGCATTGTTAAAATACCTGGTTTGATTTCTCTCAAAACCACCTGAACACTCACTGTCCCATCTGCAGATTCTGTTTTCTTCTGCAGTACGAGTTCAAGTTTTGAACCAACATTCGGCACCTCGCCGTCAAAGTACTGGCCTACAGCCTGCTTATCTCCAGATAACTCCAGAAAGGAACAATCGTCCGGACTGCAAGCGCTAATGCCGAGGTCTTTACCAGCGAGGTTGTCTTTTTCATGGTTCATAGTTATTTACCTTGTTGATTGGTTTCAATTTGGCGGATGCCATCTAATTGGCTATTGCAGTTCTGCAAGTCGGTTAGCAGTAACTCATTCCACAGCACGCTTGCACCGTAAGTTAACGGGTCACTTGGCATGGGTGACGGCTGGCACTGATTTAGCAGGCTGGCCGGTATCGGCGTTACTGGCACTTTGACGTACTGCGTTGTAGTGGTCCCGCAGGCTGTCAGTAGCGGCAGCAGGAACAAGCACCAGATTGCACGGTGCTGTTTCAAGTACCGTCTTAATGATTGTCTGGCGGCCCTGACTGGCAGAGGCGTTCGTTTTTTGCGCATCCAGGGTAGCTCCGGCAATGGTGTTGAATATGCCGACGCTCAGCGCCTGAGATTGGGTGATGAATTCGGCTTCTTTCTTTTGCTGCACTGCGATAGTGAGTTGGTCGGTGGTTGATACCGACTTACCGTAGTAGTGGAAGGCAGCCTACATCAGCAGGGAAATTATCAGCAGGATGATAGCTGTCAGGGCAACGGCAATTTTGTTAATCATGAGAGAAGTACTCCAATGAATAAGCACCAGCCCCAACCCTTTTTGCCAAATAGCGCAAGCACAAAGGCGAAATAGAAAAGCATTAGCGCTAATCCATGTCGGTTCATGGTTGCCCCATCAGGCAAACTTGCCGGTCAATTTCACGCCGGTTGATCAGGCCACGATTCCTCTGCTTATTCACGTATACCCATTTGCGAAGGTCATCGCATGCTTCAGTAGTCTGGCCAGCGTTGAGATGACGCAGTAAAGAGGAGTGCTTGAAGGAGGTAACGCCGACGTTGTATGCAAAACTATACATGGCAGCGCGGGTGTAGTTGTCGATGGGCACCTTTACAGCCGCATCCACAGCCTTTTTAACCGGCACCAGGTGTTTAATTAGCAGCGCATCGCACTCTTTGTCTGAGTAGTGGTGCCCGATAATCACATCCGGTCCGGTTATCCCGCTGCATACCGTCCAGACTCCGCCCTGATCGCGGTAAGGGACGCTTTTCTGCCCTTCCACTCCATCCGGGCCACCGAGCAGAGCAATCGCTATTGTTATCGCGGTTGCTCCGCCCAACTTAACTATCTTGCTCCGCAATTCCGGTGACATCGCCATAATTACTCCACCTGATCCATGGCGCTTTCCACTTTTTCAGCGACGTTAGCAGGATTAACTTCTGAATCGCCTTTATGCCCGGCGAGAAATGAGACCATTGCGTCCGTACGTTTCTCATCAAGCGTCTGCTTTACCTTTAACGCGTTGCGATTGTTTAGGAAGGTACTGAATGAAAGTAATGCACCAAACAATGCACACAGGACGTATATCCACTGCTCGGTCGATAGGCCCGCAGCACTGGCAATAGTCGTCAGCGTGGCCCAGAAATGTGTCCACCATCCGTCATTATTCTGTTGATTCATTTTCACGGTTCCACTCCCATTCTTTAGATGGGCTGTGTCAGTAGTCGAAGGGATTAGCGCCGGAATGCATTGCAATAGGCGTCATTTGAGGGTTGAGCATTCGGCGCTAAATAGGGTTAAGGCTGCCCGTCTACGCTGGGCTGTTAAGAAAATGATTCGAATAACTGGCGGCGTAGCTCGTTTGCATCTTTGATGTGGTAATTCAGACGAACATGCTCCGCAAGTGAAGCCTGATAATCCTCAAGCCTGTTCTTGTCCTTAATGAGAGACTTCATTTTCCTTGAGAAATCATGATTTCCTTCAGCGTATAAGACATGATCGCAATCGACCTCATTAAAGTAAGGTCTAACTTTCGAGGCAATGAATGCTAAGCCCTTCGCGCCCGCTTCCAGCATCTTCAGGTTTGATTTGCAACGGTTAAAGGCGCTATCAACCAGCGGTGCCAGGGATGCCTGGTGGCCGTCATAAAGCTGCATGTAATCGGCAAGCTTCATGGCTGGCTTAATTTGCTGCCCCTTCAAGTTTCCGAGTATTTTTTTCCACTCTGGATCATCAAAACGAACACCGGCGATCGTAACCTCAGGCAAATGCGGTAGTAGTTTTAAATCCTCACAATGGGATGCACCACCGGCCCAGATATATGTGGTTTCAGACTCTTTATCAGGTGAAGTCGTGAATTGGCCTTCGTCGTAAGGCAAAGCGTTAGGGATAACCACAACATTGCGATTGACTTGCCTTACCTGCGCAGCCAAATGAGGGGTTGTCACAATTACAGCGTCTGCTTCTTTCAGGCATAGTGGGATAACTTCGTTAATACCGGCCTTTCTAAAACGGTCATACAGGTAATGTCCTTCGTCGAGCAGCCAGTGATCATCAATGTCGATGACAATCCGATACCCCGCACGTTTCTTTTGCATCAGTTCTGCAAACCCGCCAGTGGGCATCCTGTTACACCAAAGCACAGGCACCTTAGGTTTCGGCAGGTAGGTTTGCTCCATGTACTGGTAGGGCATAACAACACGGTGATAATCGCACGCGGTCGACGGACGCAGATCGGCAAACAGGTTCGAATTACTATTATTCTGGGAAACCAACATAAATAGGGCCCCCTTCTCTCACCAGGTCTTCCATTAATTTATTTCCTGCTTCCATTCCAGCTTTCTTAACTGCGCTTGAGACAACAGAGTTTCGAAATCCTGAAAACATGTCTTCGACGTGGATCCCCGCTACTACGGATAACGGGACTTCCCAACCACTGGATTTACCGCACAGCCCAGCACAATGTGCGCGGTACGCGTAGGTAACGTCTTCGGGGCCATACTTTCCGTACCGTTCATCAAAGTAACCCACCTCTTCAACACATTTGCGGGTGAGCATGGAGAACTGAACGGTTACGCCAGTACAGAACATCACCCCGTCAACGTAGCCATAAGGGGGCGAGTCAAAAACATGCGGCCAGCCAATGAAATCAAGCTCGCGATGTCGAGCAGCAGAGATTGCCAACTCAGCCCAATCCTCTCGGCGTGGGATCACATCGTCATCCATTAAAAAAATATAATCACAGCCTTTTTCGTAGAGCGATTTCAGAACACGATTTCGAGCGTATGCCGGACCGTTTCTTTTTGTATCAGTGAAGACTTCCAACAACGCGCCGTCGGGCATTACATAGTCAGGGAGTTTTCTATCCCCAGTAGTGATTACACCAACACCGATTTGCATAAGCTTCCTACAGAAGGATTGATGAGTTCAGACAAAAAAAAGCCACGCGAGAGCGCAGCCTGAAATGGGGCCAGAATAAGCGTCTGGGAGCGCATTTCCCTATCTGATATTGTTAAATTGCTCAGAAATAACCATACAAATACGGAGGAATTAATGACTGAAAATACAAATTCATCGGATGGAGGTAAGCCTCAACCAACACCACCACCCAAACCAGCTCCAGCTCCTACTCCGACTCGCGAAAGAAATCCTCGAACTGGTTGGACTGTAGTCGGTGATTCTGCTGAAGGCCTCAGAAGAAAAAGTAAGTAAGCGCTGAAATAATAAGTGCGCAAACAGGAGTAAGGATTGTAGCGATCCTTACTCTCTCAAGTCCCTTCCCTATTCTGGAATTTTCATTCTTGCTCAATTCCGCAATTTCGTTCAAATCGACAAGCCGATAGCGTCTCAAAATATTCAATGTCGAAGGCGCTCCGGTGTAACCTTTAGACTTGAAGTTACTATGATCGGCCTCATCGAACTCTTTATAACCTGCATGATACAAAGCATAAGGCGTAGATGAAGCCAGAGCTCTTCGCCTGACTGACAACACATAAATAACCAGATAAACCGCACATAAAGCCCAATAAACGGTGAACACTGCTATTCCTGCGGCAAGAAAACCGGGATAACGATTTTGTGTAAGTAGCAGAAAAGATGAGCCAATACCCACGATCAATATACTGAGTAGCCTTTGCCCGTTCTCTTTATTCAACGAGTTAGACTGATGGATTTCTCGGATGCAGTCTTCACCCTGCTTCTCCAGAAAATTGAGCATGTCATCATCAATATCTAGGAAGTGCTCATCATGTGGTTTTTTCATAGCTAAAACCTTATAGGCGTTTAATGATGGGATTTTATCTCAATGCAACTAACGGTCGAATTCTTATCATCAAAACGGCGCTAAATTTGGGCAATAAAAAAGGCCGCCAAGCTGGCAGCCCTTAAATGAGAAAAGCCCCTGCATTTCTGCAAGGGCCTGTTGTAGTGCCGGGTGCCTCCCGGTGAACCTTTGGCCAACTAACCGTGGTTCGCTCTTAGGCATCTTTAATAGCCTTCAGTTGATTTGCCCCACCGCATAGGGGGATTCACTGCAACGTGTTTGAAAATATCACTAAATTTCAAAATGGAAAAGCCCCGACCGGTTAAGATCAGGGCTTTCTATGTTTTACCGCTCTAACAAGTGCAGTAACCCACTGTTAATGGCAATTTACCCCAACTTTCGGAAAAAGTAAATAACTCACGATACTTTTGTGAGCTATTTCATTCACCACTATTTAGTAACGCGATTTAAGGCTTGCTCTGCCCATGACTCCTCTTTCTCCAAATGAGTTATTAGCGTGTCATAGAATGGCTTTATCGTCTTATCCCATGTGGCAGCTGATATGGTATCGGTGAAGGCGCATATAGCTCTGAATGCGTCAACTGCAGGGACGCGTTCATACCCTCGGCCACGACAACGCTTGCAGTCTTTCATTACGGGAAATCCCTGCTTTTCTGTTTCACCCTGATCCAAAGAAACAGTCCGCCCCCGGCAGTCACGACACGCTACTGATACCTCCCCTTTCCCATTACAGTGAATGCATAATTCACCAACATCTTCGCTCACTACTCTCGCCGGAGTCTTTTCACCACAGCCAGGATGTTTGACTACACGCCTGTTGCGATAGATTAGCTTATGACCCCGGCATTTTTGACACAGCTCTTTCCCTGAAGCGCTTCTGCAATAATCCTTGAAGGCAAATTTTGCGAGCACTTGCACTACTTTCACTTTAATCTTTGTGTCTAGCTTGCGTAAGGCTGGAACCTTGTCGCAATGCTTCATACCATGCTGTACCAGTAGTTGAATTGCTCTCTTTGAATCTTCAGGGCTAAGGCCTAACTTCCCCAAGAAGGCCTTAAATCCTAACTCTGCTTGTGACTGACATAACCCGAAAGCCCCCAACACGTCAGTACCAGTCATTGTGTCTCCAGTACAACGCGATGAGTCCGTGAACGACTGAGTTTTACAGAAGAAATACTTTGTCGCCGATTCAAGATTCATTTCTTTCTCCGCCTAGGCTGGGTATCCCAAGACTGCCAGTGAGTTGGCTGAGGCTCCGGGGTGATGGGCTTGAAAAGGGACAGGATTACTTCAAAAATGCTCATTACAGCCTCCTCAGATATTCATTTTTCAAGTGGCCATTGAGCGCTTTAATCACCTTATACTTTTTGTAAAAACGGTGGGCGCGCACCAATTTCCTATACTCATTGATTCTTTGTTGGTGGAGTGCAAACCTCCAAGGCATCCAGATGAATAGAACTACCAACCAAGGCGTTAGCGATAGCCATGCGCTTGCTGTCATGCTGCTTCTCCGAGTTGTCGTTTGCGTAATTTTTCGTAATGGCGGGCCCGGCGCGTAAAGATTGCTTTCACACGTTGCAGGTATTCGATAGTGAAATTGCGAGGGGTATTGTCTGACTCGATACTTTCAACCCTTTGCAGGCCGATACGTTCGATTAGTCTGATGCGGTATTCTACGGCGTTGCCGCTAAGCTGGCGGTTGCAGCGGGTGCAAGCTGAATGGACGTTAAATACATTGAATTTAAGGTGGGATGCCGCGCCGCGTGAGCGGTAATGACTCGCGTCTACTGCACTGCCGGTGAGGTAATTACTGGAGCCGCTTAGAACGCCTCCACAGCTAACACAGGTTTTGTTTAAATCACGCATTCTGATATAGCGATTAAACGCCGCCTGCGCCTCTCTCTGCCACTCTGGTAAACCCTTTAGTGCTTCCCTTCTTTTTCTCAAATCGTCGCGCTGTTGCCTCTCCTGCTTTCGATTTTCACGCGCTGCAAGTTCTTCGTCTCGGCGGCGGTTAAATTCGATTGCGCATTTGTAATTGCTGCAGACTCTTTGAGTGGTAGACCAAGGCAAGTATTCAGATTCACAGATGGGGCAGGTTTTCGGCTTAGGCGGCTTTGTGCCCTTAGCCATTGTCACCACCTTTGATTTTTACAATGGTCAACTGGCCGCCAAATACTGCGCCGGTGTCGATGTAATTCAAATTGGCCGCTTTAGCTGGGCGCTGGATTGGCGTGTGACCAAAATAGAATGCCTTGGCACCTTCAATTCCCGTTTGCGGGCCATCTGAAAGCGCGTTGAATCTTTCCCGGCTCCAAACAGCATCAGATTCGCTAATTGGCTTACCAAAAAGGTAATGATCGGATGGGTAGTCCGCATGGCAAATAACAGTGCTCTCGCCAGCAATATTTACCTCAATCACCAGTGGTGAATTTTTGGCTCTCTCAATGAGTCTTGTTGCTAGCAGGCGCTGTTCTTCATCGAGCGTCCAATACCAACTCCCGCCATTGCCAAACCACAATCTGCCGTCGTCTTTCCCTGAGATTGTATCGATGGCCATTTGCTCATGATTCCCGCGTACAGCCACAAACCATTTTTCGTTTTGCAGATCCAGACACTCGACATTCTGAGGTCCACGGTCGATTAAGTCGCCAACGGAAATAAGCAGATCTTCATGCCGGTTGAACGCCAATTCTTCGAGCTGCGTAATTAGGCGCTGATAGCAGCCATGCAGATCGCCAACAACGAATACATTCCGGTATTGGTCGCCATTAATGCGCTGGTAAACGCCGTTTCTTTCACTCATCGTCTCTGCTCCTCTCTACGTCATATCCACACATGGCCCACCAATCCGTACAGTCACTGCACGCATAAACCTCATCGTCGCTTAGCGGGATACCGCAGCCTTGGCATTTGCCACATAGACAAGGGTCATCCGGAGGGCTGGTTTTTTTACAATCGCTACACCAAATCCCCGGCATGTAATCGTGCATGCTCAAATTGCTCTCCAGATAGCGCTCTGCCATTGACTGCTTGGCCTTGGCTCATATTTCTCAGTTTCCACGTACACGGATACGCACCAGGTTTTGTAGTCTGGGTTAAGTGATTTCTTAATGGGGGTATTGCGGGATTGGTAATGCCGGGTGAGGTTTTCAACTTCTTCTAAATTGCATTCAGGATACTGAAACCAGTCTTTTTTCATTCAACCCCCAGTGGCATATGACGGGGCATGCTTTCGTTCACCATAATCAGACCTCAACCAGTTTTATCCCTCGCGGAGATTTTGGCTTAATTTTAACAGCGCCCTTTCCTTCCATGCGTGCGAGATGCTTTTGAACGTTATTTGGAGCACATCCAATATCACGAGATATTTCGGCACGGGTCGGCGGGAATCCGTTTTCGTCTCGGAACACACGGATAAAATTGAGAATCCGTTGCTGAATTTCGCTTAACTCTCTCATGCAGCCGCCTGTTTATTTTTGTTGGCCTCGCCCCAGCGCTGCGCCCACTCAATGCGTAGGCGGGACTCTTCGCTAAACCTCACGCCCTGCTCAGTGCCGAACCAGTAAATAGCCTCAATAACTTCGACCATAGGACCGACACGCATCTTGCTGGTACGTACACCAAACATGACCACGCCGCCGCCGATACCAGGTGCTGTTCTTTGTTCCTGCTTCTTTGACTTCGCAACAAGAGCCGTGATCATGTCCTTCCAATCGTCCTCATCGTATTTCTCGCCATACCATACGACTTGCACAGCAAGGTCATGCAGCAGAGGCCACATTTTCTTATTCTGTGAGAGAGTGCGCTTGGGTGGTGATAATTCAACTTCGAATGGTTTTGAGGGGTCTAGCGGAAGCTGTTTGATCTGGTCGATTAAGGTTTGGCGTATCTGGGAGTTTCTTAGATAATAATTTTTTTTATCCATTCTTCCTTCTCAGGGAAGCTTTCAGCATCCGGTCTTGTTCAATAAGCTTCCCTATTAATGCTAATATAAAGTCGTTTTTTTGATCTGTAGGGCAGATTTCGAACCTTTGAAAAAGGATAAATTCTGGTCTATCAGAATCGGTCAAAATTTTTTGAATATCATTTAATAAATAGGATGTATTCATGGGAATCCTCACATTAGACATAACATGCCCCCACTGTTTAAGAGATAACGCAGTTTTAACAGCATTTGGCGAAACTTTGAAAAATGATGGCGTTTTCAGCGTTGGATTTATATGTCGGAGTTGTGCTGAACCGACTGTTGCTAACATTCAGACTAGGAATGGCCAATCTCCTCTAAACAACACTCAAAATTATGGAGATATATCTGTTCCTGGTAGTGCAATTCTCAGACTTCAAGAGTATTACCCTAAGCACAATGTACCTGCTGCTCCTGACAAAACCCCTATACGGGCTGGCAGATTTTTCATCGAAGCCAAAGATAATGTTCAGCGAGGCAACAATGAAACCTCAGTCATGCTTTGTCGCAAAGTTATAGACATAGCTACACGTGTAATCCTTGGTGAGGAATCAAAAAAAGAGCAGTTATCACAGCGTATCGCAATGTTATTTGGAAAAGGTTTGATAACTGAGCAAATGAAAGACTGGGCACATATTGTCCGTATTGACTCAAATGGTGCAGTTCATTCAGACGAAGAGTTTTCCAAGGATGAAGCTGATGAAATGATCGGTTTCACAGAGGTATTCCTGATTTATTCCTTTACACTGCCAGCGATGGTGGAAGCTAAAAAACTCACCCATAAAGCTGAATAATTAATGTCAAATCTTCACTGAATACATGATCCAGATCGGATGTTATATCTAGAAGTAGTAAAACGATCTGGATCAATTTTCTCAAACTTTTGACCCAACTTAAAAAAATCAACTAAATCATTGTATTAAAAGTCTTTATTAATTAAACCTTCAGCCAGCTGGCAAGAGTCTTCAACCGTATGTAGTGGGACTCAGCAATTAAATCTACTAAATATCCCTCTTAAGGTAGCGACGGTCTGATGAAGATGACTGGGGACTTTCTTTACAGATTTTCGCAGCTATCGCCTGATCAGTCCGCATAAAGTGACCATTTTTGAAAAGCTGATAAACGGTACCCAGTGATCCAAAACGGTTTTTGGTAACGATGATTTCAGCGTATGGCGCCGCAGGACTTTCAGGCTCATACACGCCTTCGCGATAAAGCATGTAAATTCCGTCAGCGTCCTGCTCGATACTTCCACCATCGCGCAGATCGGAGTTAACCGGCCAGTGTTTATCTAATCGCGACTTTGGCACTGTAAGACTAATTCCCATATCACCAGCTTTCTTGATCAAAGCATTAAGCGGCTTGTTTAGCGCTCTGGCTATCACAGGTGCCGGAACCTTGCCGCCTAGGCGAGTCTCATTTTGCATCACTCACCTCCTCGCCATGAATTACTGTCACTACGATTGTTGGTGTTTTCTGCGTAACGCTTGGCAGCTTCGGCCTGCTCGATATTGACGAAGTGTCCCCTGCTCCAGCCCATGTAAAAGGTTTTTGGCTGTCCAGAGCGATACTTTCCAATGATGATTTCAGCGATCCCCTTCATATCACTGTTTTCGTTATAAACCTCATCGCGGTAAGGAAAAATTATTACGTCCGCATCCTGCTCAATAGCCCCTGACTCTCTTAGATCCCCCATCGTAGGGCGCTTTTCAGAGCGGGACTCGACACCGCGATTAAGCTGAGAAAGTAGAATCACAGGGACTTTATTCCTCAAACAGAACTGTTTAAGTTTTCGTGTGATTTCTGCAATGGCCAAATCAGAACGCTCAGCCTTTGGCTTGGGGATAAGTTGCAGGTAGTCGATAGCTAGGAAACTAAGCCCATCGTCATCCATGTTCATGCGTTCAGCATGTGCAATGATTTCTTCAACCGTGAATGATCCATCGATTACGTAATTATTTTCATCCAACAGGGTTCCAGTTGCCGTCGTCAAGCGCGTGTAATGCTCCTGGCTCATATCCAATGGGTTGCGTAGCGTTCTAATTGAAAGCCCTGCACGGTCAGCAACGTGACGTTCCACCACTTGCATATCTGACATTTCCATAGAAATAATCAGACCTTTTCCACGCTGCCGACCTATAGAATTGGCAATATTTATAGTCAACTCTGTCTTACCCATGCCTGGTCTGCCAGCAATGATTATCAGGTCTGTCCTATCAAATCCTCCGTACTCTTCGTCCACTGGGAGTATCCCAGTTTTTAGATACAAACCTGACTCTGAACCCTGCATGCGCTTTTCAAGTACCTGCATGTAGTCATCAAGCATGTCCCCTATACGGCGCGGAAGTTTGTCGTTGGTTTCAAACTGAAGCTTAGAGAGCATGCCGGTGACTTGCGCTAGGCGTTCATTAAGGTCGTGGCTTGACGACCCTCTCAGTAATTCTACCGCCCGTAGCAGGCTCTCTTCTCCCTGGCGAAGCATCCAGCACTGGCGCACTTTCTTTGCCCATGCCTTGATGTTCGCAGCGGAGACACAGCGAGCTGAAATATCCAGAACGAAGTTTTTCGTCTCCGGCTCAACGCCATCCTGAACAGTGAATATATCTACTGGCTCAGCCTTGATGAGCAAGGCGCGGATCACCTTGTACATGCTACGCAGATGGAAATTTAGAAAGGCTTCATCAGGAAGCTTACCGATGATGTCGCGGCAGTCGATATGGTCTCCCTTAAGCATCATGGAGCCGATCAGTTGCTCCTCAAAATCATAACTTTCCATGCTAATCCTCCTGGCTAATGATTGGGTCAATGATGCGTTGGGTCAGTGCCGTGCTGATCCCGTATTTTTTTCCAGCTGGGTTATCTCCCAACGCGTAGGGGGAAGGCGTATATCCAAATTCGATATAGCCGTTGATGAACGTATCGATGTCTACGGGATTCCGCTTAGTTTGCTTGCAGTGCCGTAAGTGTGATTCATACAGGCGCTTAATGCCTTTCTCGGTGGAAATGCTGATACTGGTGATGCGTGGAAGTCCATGCTTCTTAGCTTTGCAGTTCCAAGTATCTTGGAAGCGCTCACGGTCGAATGTGAATTTGGATGCTGCCTGTTTTTTGGGTTTAGTTTCTTCCTGCTCGACAAAACCCCCCTCTGGGGATTTAGGGGGATCTTTTAATTCTTGTTTAAATACATTCTTGTTCTGTTTGACCTGATTAGTTACCAGCTTTGTTACCTGACCTGCCTCGGAAGCCGCGCTACCACTGGGTTTGTTTGTTACCTCGTTAGTTACTTTGTTTGTTACCTCAAAATCAGCCTGATAATCGGCATAATTTAGGATGGTAATCAGCGTTCCATGGCGGCTTCCTGAGTAGCTAATCATCTTCTCTTTTACGAAAAAATCCAGCATGCCACGAACCTGTTTTGCCGTCTTCTCTTCCCCTTTTGAGTCGAGCAACTTACGGCACATGATGCTAATTTTGGTTACCATCTGCCCGCGAGATAAATCCCATTTCACTCCGTCAAAGATAATACTACGCGGCTTGTGAGTGGCACCGCCAATCAGGTGAACCCATAGGGCTAACTTCGCGTAATCTCTTGCCCAATCCGTGGTAAGAGCACTCCTGAATAGAGCGAAATGCCCTAACTTCTGGTTCTCCATCCGTGAACTCCTGAGAGCGGCTTGCTCTCCGAAATCTGCATAGGCTACGTTACTCATCTGGTCGCCCCTTAGGCTTGAAACTGCGGAATATCTCCGCAAATCGTTTGCCGGCAGCGGGGTTGTCCATGCATGTCATAACGAATTCATCTGGAAGCGCAGCCCTCTGCTGTGTTCTTTCATTGGGCTGGCGTGTTTTTCTTTTTTGATGCATAATTACTCCTGTGTATTTGCTCAGTTAAAGCAGCATTATGGTTTGTTCTTAAGCCCCATCTGTTCCCGCGGTTGGGGCTTTTCTTTTAAAACAGCGAAAGTGTGCCGACCGTTTTTCTGGCTCGGGTTTTCTTCGCTGGCTTCTCGTCTTTCGTGGCGTTAGTTTCTGCCCACACTCTTGCTCGATATAAGCAGTCATCAAACATCGCTCCCTTCTTGCTTGAGTTTTCTGCTCTTTTGCATATATAATTACCCTTGTGATTAGCCTGTACTGATTGCATTCAATACGCTGTAATGATTTGAAAAACCAAGGTCTCCTCAGAAACCCATGGTGATTTGTGAAGCCTCTACCGTTCCAGCGGTCGGGGCTTTTTTATTGCCTACCGCCTTAAACGCTTCCTGAATTACCCTACCAAGCGGACTAACCTCTGCCGCCATTCGAGCGATACAGAACACTGTGGCGATATCCCGCCAGTTCATTCGGCTTACCTTCGATTCATGCCAGCCTGCTAAATCTGCGAACTTACGCCCAGTTACCTGAGAGATGGTGAGAAGGAGATCGGTTTCTGCACGATCAATTTCTCGCTGAGTCGGCTTGCTGTAGTTTGCGTGTTCCATGCGTAATACTTCCGTTGTTGGTTAGTTGTGTGTTTGCGTGATCAGCCCGTGGGGATGACCACAGTGGATTTATTCTTCGGGTGCACTTTTCAGTGCTCGATTGGTGAGCGGGGGTGCTTAGGCTGCTGTTGCGCGTACCTTCGCGAAAACTAGGTTTTCTTTGGTTACCGGATCGATAGCGGAAAATTCTTTAGTTGCAGCTTCAATCTGCTTTGCCTTTCCCGGTGAGGCGCGACGAAATCCATATGCGATTTGGTCGAGGTAACCAACTGAGGTATTTGCGAGGATGGCGAGCTTTAACCATTCATCAGAGCTAGCTTCCTTTCTCCATCGGAGCAAATCGTTGTTCATGGTCTTGTCCTCTTGGTTATTTCAAAGGCAAGTTTATCTTTATGATAAATTTACTGCAACCGATATTTATCAATTTGCATATTTATCGCATTGCTAAATAGTGTAAAAATTGGCAAATGGAAACTAAAGACATCAGGCGAGCGAATCTTGCAGCCTTATTAAAAGATCACCTCGACAAACACTCAGAATCCACTAGGGCTGAGTTTGCTGTTTTATGCGGTTTGCTTCCGGCTCAGTTAAGCCAGTTGACCGGGGAGAAATCTTTTAGAAATATTGGCGGGAATCTAGCGAGAAAGATTGAAGCTTCACTTAAACTTCCTAACGGATGGCTTGATACGCTTCAAAGCGGAACCTCAGAAAATACATCTAATGTTTCTTACGTTGGAGTAAAGGAAAGTAAAGGGCAGTACCCACTCATTAGCTGGGTAAGCGCTGGTTGCTGGCTGGAGGCGGTAGAGCCTTACCGGAAGGATGAGATTGATATATGGCCTGAAACTACCGTTGACGCTAGCGAAAACTCGTTCTGGTTGCGCGTTAAAGGGGACTCTATGACCGCACCTGCTGGCTTCACGGTGCCAGAAGGGATGATTATCCTTGTTGACCCTGATCGGGAGGCAATCAGTGGAAAATTGGTTGTTGCTAAGCTTGAGAGCGATAACGAAGCCACATTTAAGCAGTACATGGTTGATGCGGGTAGAAAGTATTTAAAAGCCCTTAACCCACACCACCCGCCTACTATTATCAACGGTAATTGCAAAATCATTGGCGTAGTTGTCGATATCAAGTGGGAGCAGATCCCTTAAGGCTCAGTGGCCTGAAGAGACGTTCCTCTAACAGAAGGATTTGCACAAAATGAAATTTAGATTCCTACCTCCAGTCATCGTACTTCTTGGTGCGGCAGGCTTCATGATCTGGTTCTTTGCGAGTGGTGGGGCTGCTCACGGTGGGTGATAACTAATCCTAGATAAGGTTATATGACTATGAAAAGAACTTTGATAATTGGCTATATGTCGTTTATTTCAATGGCTTTAATTGTTGCCCTTATCGAGGGTGCTAGGTCATAAGTTTCAAAATAAACAGTAGCAATCAAGAGTGGAGAGGCTCTGGTTGATAGGAGCTGTGTCACAGGGATGTGGTTTGAGGAGACGTTTGATTAGTACATTAAGGAGAAGGTATGGCATTTAACGACTTAGAATTTCACGCGATTAAAAAAGAAGTGGAAGTGTTCGTTGAAAGCATTCGGCCTCCTGTACACATCAGGGATGGACTGGATATCGTCTTCACTATTGATGACCAGTCAATCGAAATAGGTGAAAAACGCCCTGTCTGGAGAGGCGAGCCGGGCGAGTTTTCTGTTCTCGCATCGGTAAAAATAACCTACGTTCGCACGGGGAGTGAATGGAAACTCTACTGGATGCGTGCGAGTGAGAGGTGGGAGCTTTATCAGACAGTCGATACGCTTACCGAAGCGCTTGAGATAGTCCGCGCTGATACTCATTGCTGCTTCTTTGGGTGAGGCCTGAAGAGACGTTTGGGTGATTTTACAGTATTAATATATTTCTGTTAAGGGATTAAAATGACTACTTTTGCTATTTCAACATCAGATAAAAATGACAAATTAAACAGTAAGTTAATATCTCTTTATGGTACACAGAACTTTCTTTTAGTTGACGATTTTTTGCGTATTGTCATTTCAGATAAAGATGTAACATCCGAAGATGTTTTTAAAAAGCTTAATCATCAAGGTGATGTTGATGGGAAACTTGTTATATTCGCAGTGAACTCCTACTTCGGATTTCATAACAAAACTACCTGGGAGTGGCTTAAGGCTCGGGGGGTATAAAGATGCGTGGCAATGATAGAGATGCTATAGTTACCCCAACAAGTGATAGTGCATCAACTGGGGGTGGTTCTACAGAACACGCCCTTCAGCAATGGATTATTCAGACTATCAATAGCCTCAAGGATGATTTTGCGACATCTAATGCGAGGAGTGAAACTATGCATGGCAATATTACTGATCACACTATTTCGCTTGGTCGCATGGCTTCGTCTCTTGAGAGGATAGAAGAACTTCTTAAAAACCAGACAGCTAAAGTTGAAAAGCTAGATATATCTGTCAAAGATGTTGATGCTACTATTAAAAAATATAAATATATTATTTTAGGGTTCACAATTGCTCTTAGTGTTGTAGGGACCATAATTACTTACTTTTTTGGATCCACCTTGTCTACGATAGCTCATGCTGTGATGGCCCTGCATTGAATTAACAATAAACACAGTTTCTTAGCCATTTTTTTTCTCTTACCTATTGAATGCCTATAACAACACTAGTCCGTACTATGCTGTTCGCCGGGACCTTACCCGGCTTTTTTGTGGACGCACCTTACCTCAAGTTTTGTATGCACAGCAATTACCCAAAACGATCCAATACCCTGATAAATACACAGTGTGAATTTTTTGTAAAATGTAATATTATGCTGTTATCAAAGGCTTCCAATCGAAGTCTACCATTGAATACTTATAATAAAACTGTGTGTAGCATTCCTTTTGACGCCGGGTTCACCGGCTTTTTTTTTGCCCAAACTTTGACCATAAGCAAAATTATTGTTAATCTGCTAAAGCAAGACCAGTGATGTGGTTGAGCATTATCCCTCCAATTGGTTTCTTATTTTCTGATACCTTATAATCCGATACTTCCGGCCATTGCGCCGGTTTTTTTTGCCCTTCATACCCCCTTCCTCACATGCTCAGCTGCATCCTGCAAAACGCCTACTCCTCCAAAATCCGTACTGCCAACTCCATACACTGAAGCTGCTCCTCATCCCACTTCTCTATGCCCTTTGCTAACTCAGTCCTGAGCACGTCGGCTATCGCCACCCTCTTCGTCTCATAACGTTCCGAAGTTAGTACAAAGACAGCATCCCCCACTATCCGACACATTTCTTGGTATCGGCGCTCTGCCTCTGCTTCGTAGTCCATAGCCAACCCTCAAGATAGATTGAATTTCATACAACATTACCTCCATGCACCTGCTTTTGGCTAGGTGCGATGAGTCACGTCTGAAGGAGAGTGAAAATAAATTATCAATTTAATCAAAATGATAATCTACCACCTTAGCAAATTTATCATTTTGCTATTGCCAATAATTTATCATTTAGATAAAGTCACTCCATCGAAACGAAACATCGATGCGGAGCAAGAGGCGCCGTGAAGTACTCACCAGGATGGTGAATCAATCGAGCGCTGAAAAGTGCAAACAACCAAGCGAGATAGTTTTGGGGTGTGGTGAAGAGTTCATGGACGGGAATATGTCGCACGTAGAGCGGCGAGGCCAGCTCAATTCACTTAATGATGGTAAGCGGGTCACATTGGGAATCTCACCTACCACACCACCCAAACCATTTCAGGAGGTCATGATGATTAAGCTTCACAACATCAAAGCTAACGCTCGTAGCCGTCGTGACGAGCAGCGCAAAGCGAAGCAGCGGGTATGGGCCACCGCCAATCCATTACTCGTTGGCAGGACGTATCAGGTAGCACCTCAGCGCCTATCGCTCATCAAGCGTGCTGGTTACTCACCGGCACCACTGAAATTTCTCGCCGCCAGCGCTAAAAAGCGGGTGAAGGAATACAAGATGCAAATAATCAGAGCTTCGTACCTGTTCGAATATGAATTTAAACGCAAGCCTCTGACTGAGGGCTCTATCTGCTTGCCAGATGTTGCACGATTCGCAGCCGGGCATCGTAAACCAGTTGAAACAGTAACAGCGAGGTAATCAAGAGATTCCATGACGCCATCTACACTACCTAACAAGCTCTGGCGGGCCGCCTCTCAAGTTAAAAGCTTCGTTGAGAAAATGCCTAATGGTGTTTCATTATCTGTTATACGAGACAAGGTTAGCGCTTATAGCTCCCTTATAAATCATGACAGAAAGAAATTAGTTGAGCACCTCAAGCAACGGGAGAATATTTTAGTTTTTGAAGTAAAGCCCCCTGCAGGCGGCAGGAAAGCAACCTTTTTGCGTCACAAGAAATTCGGGTGGCCAAAGGATATGCCATGCAATCTTGCACCAGAAATAAAGAGCTGCTCCAAATGTCACTTAGAAAAGCCAACCGGTGAGTTCTATAAAAACTCTACAACTTCTGATGGTAAGCAATCTTATTGCATTGAATGCGTAAAGGCCTCGTCAGCAGAAAGGAGTTGGAAAAAAGGCGACTCTTATGCAAAACGCCCCGCCACGACAATAAACGAGATTAATGAAATGGAAATTAAGCCAGCTATTACAGTAAGCCCTACGGCCCTTCGTCAGCAGGCCGAAGAGTTAATTCGCAAGGCTGAAGAAGCGGAGAACGCTGCCAAAAACAATGACCTGTTCAATAAAAAACTACAACCAATTCGTCTTGAGATTCTTCAGGCAATAGCTGGGGCTCAAAAGCTATTCGACCAGCAAATGGATGCCATGGCCTCACTTGAAGTAGCAGCAGCAAAACTCAGAAATCTGACTGCTTAAGGCAGGCCATCGTAAATCATCAGAAACAGCTCGATAAGGAGTGAGTATGGAAGAGTTAATTCAAGAAATTAAAGTGGCTTACAACGAATCGGAAAAGGCTTTCACGCACGAACCAATGAATTTTGATGAACGCATTTTCGCAATGAATTCTTGGTGGGCAGCCGTAACGCCAGAGAAGGTGATGAAGTTGGTAAGGGCACTTGAAAAAGGCGGATATTCAGCACCGCCTGAAGGAGAAGGCGCAGCATGTTCAGGCTCAGCGTCTAGCCTTGGGAAGTTGCCACGACCACCGCAAAGTTTCTGAAACCAAAACATGTGGATGTATGTTTAATGCGTTAGCAATTCCAAAAACCTGTTCCCTGACCTGTAAAGCGTTGAGGTTATTCTCTCCTACATACTCCGCATCAGGAAGCTGATAGCTGACCCCATCATCTCCTGTTATTTCTCTGGAATATCCGTGCTCCTTCATTTTTTCATGAAGCTTGTTATATGTATCCCAATCAGAACCACGCAATTCAACCCGAACTGTGAACATCGGCATTTATAAGACCCTATCTTTGACTGTGGAATAACCAAATTATCAGTTTCCTTTGACTGTGGAAAGCAGGGAAACCACCTCGCCTGACGTGGCTAAAAGCAGGCACTATCCAGTGACTTTACCCTGCGCCTACTCAGCAAGGGCGCATGAATAAAGGCATTAACAACGAGCTGACTTAGGTCGGCTTTTTTTGTACCTAAAAAACAGGAAAACAGAATGAGCAAAGAGAAAGTCATTGCCTATAAGGGTTTCGACAAAAACATGCAGTGCCGTGGATTTCAGTTTGAAATGGGTAAAACCTTTGAGCACACCGGCAAGGTTGAAGCTTGTGGCTCTGGCTTTCATGCCTGTGAAAACCCTCTGGACGTATTCAGTTATTACCCGCCAGGTGAAAGCGTTTATGCCGAAGTTGAATCATCAGGCGAAATTGATCGCGATGGTGACGATAGCAAAATAGCCAGTGCGAAAATCACAATCACTGCTGAAATTTCGATTCATCAAATGGTGGCGAAAGCTGTTGAGTGGATTTGGGGCAAGATTGATAAAACCATTGAACAGACGATCACCAAAGGCAACTGGTCAGCGGCAACTAACACTGGCAACCGGTCAGCGGCAACTAACACTGGCGACCAGTCAGCGGCAACTAACACTGGCAACCGGTCAGCGGCAACTAACACTGGCGACCAGTCAGCGGCAACTAACACTGGCTACCGGTCAGCGGCAACTAACACTGGCAACCGGTCAGCGGCAACTAACACTCGGCTACCGGTCAGCGGCAACTAACACTGGCTACCGGTCAGCGGCAACTAACACTGGCAACCGGTCAGCGGCAACTAACACTGGCGACCAGTCAGCGGCAACTAACACTGGCGACCAGTCAGCGGCAACTAACACTGGCTACCGGTCAGCGGCAACTAACACTGGCTACCGGTCAGCGGCAACTAACACTGGCGACCAGTCAGCGGCCGAAGTGAGTGGATCACAATCTGTGGCAGCATCATTCGGAGAAAGCGGGAAAGCTAAAGCCTCTGCGTCTGGCGCTATCGTGCTGTGCTACAGAAATGACGACGGTGAAATTATTCACATCCGGGCTAGCAAGGTTGGTGACAACGGCATTAAGCCCGACACATGGTACTCGCTGAGTGAAGATGGTGAATTTGAAGAAACAAAAGCCGCCTAGAGCGGTTTTTTGTTACCCCTACCCAAATCAGTATCGGAGCTTATATGTCTTACAACGAAAAGTTTTGGCCTTCATTAACGTTTGGTTGCGTGCTGTTTTGGGTGTTGATGGGATTTCTAACTTTTATTTTTCTGATGTGAGGATCGGATTATGAGCAAAGAAACAGGTGGTCCAGCATTTCCTAGATCAAACAATTTCTCGTCAGGCGGTGGTGGTGGTAACTCTAGCGGCATGACGCTGCGCGATTACCTGGCTGCTAAGGCGATGCAGGCCACTCAATCAAACCCTGAGTGGAATCACTGGAGTACGGAACAACATGCTGTGTATGCATATGGAGTGGCTGACGCCATGCTGGCAGAAAGGAGTAAGCCATGAGTAATTGCAATAATAGGTATTGCATAGGCGGCGTTGAATTTATTCCCTGCTGTTCTGGCATTGAATGTGGCTGTATGGGTCAGCCTGTAGCAGCAAAATACTGCCCCGAATGTAATACAGAAAAGCGCGAACCTACCCACGGAGATGCAATTGAACGCCTCGAATACGTTGAGTGGCTTGACGAATAGCCCCATCCTGCTGCGCATTCACTGAGTGCTCAGCGTGAAAACCCCTCGTTGTTCTGTTTAGCCCTCCAAGTGAGGGCTTCTTTTTGTCTGGAGAAAATCATGAAAGAGTTGCGGTTCTATGGTGCCAGTGACGATCTTTTTGAATGCGACGGCGCCATTCGAGAGGAAATTAGCTGCTTCGATAGTGTTGGTTTATATCACCTGAAATCTGCCGATGGCGAGGTTATGGTGGTCGCACAATATCTTGAAAGCGGTCTATGGAGTATCGGTATATCGCCAGTAAATGAAGGTTTACCAGTACCGTCTTGGCCTTGCTCCTATTCAATTTACAAGCACGGCTACAGCACACTGTTGACCATGCAGGTACCGGACGACACAGAGATTGTGAGCAAAGAAGATTGAATAGCAGCCGCTTAACTAGCGGCTTTTTTTCGCCTGTACATATCCCAAGGAGATCGCCGTGAGCGAGACAACGGAATTATCAGTAATTGAGATTAAGCCGGAACAGGCTCCGGCGATTTATGTTGCCAATGGGCTTGACCAGTATCTTTTGCAGATCCGTGAGTACGCGAGGGAAGCGCCAGACGTTACAACCAAAAAAGGACGTGACCGCATTGGATCACTTGCCCTGCTAGTCGGGAAAAGCAAAAAGCTGATTGAAGAGCCAGGCAGATCTTACCTAAAGCACCTCAAAGAAGCGGTTAAACCAGCAGAGGAAGAGCTGCGCCGCTTTACTCGTGAGTGCGATGCAATTCGTGACGCAATTTTAAAACCCCGCGCAGAGTGGGAAGCCGAGCGGGAACGCATCGCCGCGGCTAAAGCAGCCGAACAAGAGAAGCTGCGTATTGAGGCCGAGCAACTAGCGGCGGCGGAAGTACTGAGGAAGCAGAAGGAAGTAGACCACGAGTTAGCCCTTCTCATGAATACCCAGTTCGACCGTGATGCCGCCGACGCTCAAGCCGAAGCAGAACGCCAGCGCATTGCTCATGAAGAAGAGATTAAGCGTCAGGCGGTCGAGCAGGCCCGAATTGATGCCGAACAGGAGGCAAAGCGTGAACGCGAGGAATCAGCCCAGCGCGAAGCTGCTTTAAAGCTCAAGGTTGAGCAGGAAGAACGGGCGAAAATTGAAGTTGAACAGAAAGCTGAGCGTGAAAAGAAAGAAGCTTCTGAAAAGGTCGAGCGCGATAAGAAAGAGGCGCTGGAACGCGCTGAGCAAGAAAAACAGGACGCTATCGCAGCAGAACAGCGCAAGCAGCAGGAAGCTGAACAGCGCCGACTGGCAGAAGAAAAGCGCATCAAGGATGAAGCCGACAAACGCGCTGCCAATATCGAACATCAAAAAAACATCAACCACCAAGTGATCGCAATTCTCACCAAGTCGGGTATTTCAACCGAATGCGCTCAGGATTGTGTGATTGCCATCGTTAAGCACCAAAGAGAAGCGGCCGCATCCGGCCAGCACCCGCCCGTTCAAATCAACTATTAGCAATCTGGAGTATCCCATGCAAACAACGCAACTTGCAGGGTGGCCTTGCGTGGGCTGCTCTGAATCACTGCTCGACATCATCTTTCGTAATGCCAAAGACGCGGCTAAGCGCATTTGGAAAACACTTCAGCAGAAAGGTGAGCCATGAACATCAAGCGCGCAATACAGCTTTTAGCCGCCTTGGCTATAGAGAAGCACGACAACGATTTATTCAGCGTTGCGCACTGCCTATTTAATCAACGGGAGGCTTCAAAATGACACTTGCAGTATCAATTAAAGAAAGCGAGGAAAAGCGCAAGGGGCATCTACAAGACGCGCTGTACTTTCGCAGAAATCGACTGACTAAAGCAAAGCAAACGGCATTAATGCGAGCAAAGATTGAAAAGATGAATCAGCAGTATTTCTTGGGCGAACAACCATTCTGAGGTGTTATGTGAGCATAGCAACATTAATACTTGGTGAGTCAGGAACAGGTAAGTCAACCAGCCTGCGCAACCTAAATCCAGAAAATACCTTGCTAATACAGTGCATAAGTAAATCACTGCCCTTTCGGTCACCTGACTGGAAAACTTTCACCACAGAAAACCCAAAAGGTAACGTTTTCCGAACCGATAAATCAGCAGATATTCTGCAAATCATCAAAAAAACCAAAAGAGATATCATCGTTATTGATGATTATCAGGCGGTCATGGTTAACGAGTTGATGGAGCGTTCTGGTGAGCGTGGGTATGACAAGTTTACTGACATTGGGAAAAATGCATGGAACGTATTCAATGCAGCCGGATCGCTCGCTGAGAATAAGCGAGTCTACATTATGGCGCACACTCAAACTGACGATTTCGGCAGCACGCGGATGAAAACAGTAGGAAAAATGGTTGATCAAACCATAGTCCCTGAGGGCTATTTCACTATAGTTCTGCGTACCCACGTACAGAATGGTAGCTATCAGTTTTCCACCCAAACAAACGGTCAGGACTGCTGTAAAAGCCCGATGGGAATGTTCACAGACCTTTTGGTAAATAATGACTTATCTCTTGTTGATGGAGTTATTAGCGACTACTACGGTATCAATAAAATAGAGGACAAAGCATGAGCAATGTAATTTTTACATACAACCAAGAGCAGGCGCTTTCTGCGGGGCAAAGTGGTTTTATAAACGAGTCTGGCGCTTACATCTTCACCATCACCGAAGCTAAGTGCATGACCAGTTCTGGCGGTGCGAAATCTATTGAATTCTCTGTTGAAGCTGATGACGGGCGTAAGGCGAACTACCTGAATGTCTATACGGAGAAAAAAGATAAGACACCAAACCAGTTCGGCATCAACATGATAAACGCCATCATGGGCTGCACATCAGTAAATTCACTGACCATGGTAATGAAAGATATTAATACCCATTTGGTTCCAGAGCTTATAGGTAAGAGGGTTGGTTTTGTTCTGCAAAAAACGCTCAAGAGTAAACAGGATGGCTCTGATACTTATAATTTCGACATCCGCATTCCGTTTATTGCCCAGACCAATCAGACTCTACAAGAAAAAATTGACGGTAAGCCTGCAGAAACCATTGCGAAAATAGCATCTACCCTAAAAGACAAAGACGAGCGTAAGCAGGGGAATAATCACCAACCTCAGCATTCAGGTGGATATCCGGGTGATGATCAGTTCTTCAATCAATACGATAACATCTAAATTTTAGGGTAATCATCATGACGCCAGTCGGAATACTGGCACTCCTCCGTAAGCACCCCGATGCAAATATCACCTTCTTCCAGCGCAATTCAACCAGCGCTGGGCGTTCTGGTGGGCGCTTGTCTGGCGGTGCGACAGTGGGGTGCACAATTAACTACACAAACCCCAACTATGCGGGTTGGGGTCGCCTCATGGAAGAGGAATCAATTTTCATTCAAATAGTCTATGTGCAGCAAATTCAGCACCTGCTTACGGAAGAGAAATGGAGTATTCCACACCTCAAGGCTGAGGGGACTATCTATCGGTTGAAGCCTGAATATTTTGCACATGACCGCCCCGCTTATTTCACCACTCAACAGCAGTTGGATCAGTGGCATGAGGAGTGTCGCCAGTTAATCAGCTAGAAGCTTGCCGCCTAACCCTCTCAAGTAAGGAATAAATCATGACCCGCGAGGTTGTTTGTGATTACTGCGGCAAGACTGCTGCATTCGTAACCGGTAGAAAGATTTACCCGCACCGCCCTGACCTATCCTTACTCCATTTTTATCAGTGTGAACCATGCAAAGCATATGTCGGTTGCCATAAAGGCAGTAATGGCGTTCCTCTTGGTCGCCTGGCTAATGCTGAGCTACGAGCAGCTAAAAGCAAAGCCCATGCTGCCTTTGACCCAATTTGGAAGGGTCGTTCCATGAGTCGCGGTAGCGCATATTCATGGCTCGCTAAATCTCTCGGCATTCCTCAGCAGGAGTGCCATATCGGAATGTTTAATATCGAAATGTGCGAGCAGGTTGTCATTGCCTGCGAGCTGAGGGCTCAATCATGACCATTCAAATATTCAAAGGCGTAAAGAATCAAGAGCTGGTTCTTAAGTCGGACTATGACGCAGTAGCTGAGATGGCGGGAGCCGCTGAAATTCTGGCTGAGTTGCTGAAGGCATCAAAGGCTGACTGCGGCTCCCTGCAACGCCGATACGACGACTTAGCAGCAATGTTCGACACGGTGAATGCGGCGTCGAAAGCGAAAGATGTGCGTATTGCTGAGTTGGAGGAAGTTGAAGAACAGCTTATTAGCATGGAAGGAATAGCATCCCTTGCAGTCCAAAAATACAACGAATTAAAGGCCGAGATTGCAGAGATGCGTGGTGCTGCGGTGGCTGTGGCCTATATGCACCATAGCGGGCAAGTGGTTACAAGAGCGGAGTGTTGCGACGATAAAACTTTCGCCATTTGCTGCAAGGTAGAGACGCCACTATTCACCCACCCTGCGCCGCCTGTCGTGGTGCTGCCGATTCGCGCCGAGCACGCCGAATGGTCTCAGGCCACGTTCGGTAATGTCGGTCCAGTCGGGCCGCTAAAGCATCTATCCAAAGAGGCTATCGAAGCCGCCGAAGCGCCAGAGGATTTATCCGAGTGGGCCGATATGCAATTCCTATTATGGGATGCCCAGCGCCGCGCCGGTATCACTGACTCGCAGATTGAGCAGGCAATGATCGAGAAGTTGGCAATCAATAAGGCGCGTTCATGGCCTGAGCCAAAGGACGGTGAGCCACGCCTGCATGTTAAGCAGCCTAAATGGCCGCGTATCTAGTTAGTTACAATCGTCAGAAATTTTTACCAACGCCGCATTTAAGACTTCATCGTTATCTGAAGAAAACACAGCGTTTCCTTTCACAGGCTTACCATATTTCAACATGCCACTAGTTAATTTTTCATCAACAGTGTCAAGATTGAACTCTTTATTGTCCTTGGAATAAGCCTTTAAGCAAAGCTTTGATATATCAACACTTTCTCCTGATAAATTTGCTAAGACGACCTCGAAGGTTTTTGTATAGGCGTTTTTACTTCCAATAGATACAGAACCTTGAGATTCTTGTGTGGAATACACCCCAATATTATCGAGCGTCGTAGCATTTGCCCCAACACAAATGCTACTCAGAGCCAGAGATAAAACAATAGTATAAACCTTCATATCAATTCCCTTTTTTAGGTCAATAATCTTTGCCGTACATGTTAATAAAGCAGATTCATCATGATTGTACACTGTACATACTGAATAATCACTTTATGGACAATTTCACTTCACCAGTTTTGCGGATTTTCTGGGTGTTGATCGAGAGTAATGAATGATGAGTAAATATTGTTACGCTATTTCTGTTTTTACTTGTTCAGGTGATAATGGTTTCCTAATTAAACATGGCAAGTGCATTCTTGATTTAACTCCTGAATTATCCCGGCGCTACACTCCCCCCAACAAGGAGGAATCATGTCAAAGAATCTCGCCAATTTACCCAAAGAAGAAATGGAAAAAATCAACGTTGATAAAGCAGCGGGTGTTGTCGCGTTCAAAGAGCGCTACAGCGTGCCAGTTGTCGCTGAAATCGTTGCTCGGGAGCAGCCGGAGCATTTGCGCCAGTACTTCATGGAGAGGCTTTCACATTATCGAAGCATGAAGGACAGTCTTGGCAAAATGGACCCTCCGCCACCAAATCCATAATTAATGCCTGTATCTAACGAACCTCGCAAATGCGGGGTTTTTTATTGCCAAAAATCGAGGGCAACCCTATGCGAATAACTGTTAATGCTCCAGACAAGGAATGTGCTGGGGTTGCGATGTCTTGTGCTCAGGATTTTATAGCCAAGAAAAAAGACGACGACGGAACGTCTGATGGCTGGGGGTATCTGCCGAAGGGATTCAACGTTTACGTGGTGAAAAAGAAGAATGGGAACATCTCCGCCACCTGCCACCGAGCACCAATCAAAATTCAGGAGGCCGCATAATGGCTGATGTAGCAGACGACGCAGCAAAAGAATTTGAACAACACTTAACCGCGGCTATCGCGAACCGCGCCAAACCGGAACCACCCTCACCTGTTTGCAGGAACGGCGACTGCGGTGAGCCCTCAGTCGGCAAGTCCAGTTATTGCTGCAGTGAATGCCGGGAAGATGCGGAGAAGGTTGAACGGGCTAAGCAGCAAAGGAAGGCAGCATGAGCTATCAACTTATCTACGCCGATCCGCCCTGGCATTACGATAACGTAATCAGCAATGGGGCTGCTGGTAATCACTACGGCACCCTAACGCTCACTGATCTTATGCGCCTGCCGGTCTGGTCAATTGCCGCCGATAACGCTGTGCTGGCGATGTGGTACACCGGCACTCACAATGCCGAGGCAGTCAAGCTTGCTGAGGCGTGGGGCTTTAAAGTTAAAACGATGAAAGGTTTCACCTGGGTGAAGCTGAACCAGCTGGCTGAGCAGCATATCAATAAAGCACTGGAAGCCGGTCAGGTTGAGGATTTTTATGATTTCCTCGATCTGCTGAATACGCAGACGCGCATGAATGGCGGGAACTACACCCGAGCAAATAGCGAGGACCTGCTGATCGCGGTGCGCGGTGCGGGTCTGGAAAGGCAAAACGCCAGCCAGAAGCAAGTGATCTACTCCCCTCTTGGAGAGCACAGCGAGAAGCCTTGGGAGGCGAGGCACCGGCTTGAGCTGCTTTACGGTGATGTGTCACGCATTGAGTTTTTTGCCAGACAGGAAGTACCTGGTTGGGACACGTGGGGGGATGAATCACCAGTCAGCAGCATTCAAATTTCACCGGCTAACTTTCAACAAACAGCGCAGCCAGTCGAGGTTAAAGCGGAGTAATCCATGACACCCGAAGAGACCGACAACGCCGCCCGCGCAATAGCAAAGAAACTCATCACAGAACTCAACAGCAAATCAAACAAACTCACCTTCCGCCAACTCCTCGATAAATACGCCAGCCAGGCTAAGCCGTTCTGCCCTAAAAAGCATGAGCCTTGGCTCTGGCTATGCGTCATCGTGCATAGAGTAGTGGAAGGTAAATAGAAGAGGTAAATTATCATGAGAGAACTAAAACACGATTCCCTGATTACTATGAAGGATATGACGGAGGATTCAGGCTTTACCGCAAAATACTTCTATTCTCAAATCAAGGGGGGTAGACTCCCAGAGCCAACAAAATTCGGCCATCATTCCCGCTGGCTATATTCCGATTATCAAGATTGGAAATCGAGCTACTTCCCCTCCTTAAAAAAAGCCTCTTGATGACCTTTGCGGGTATAAATGCGGGTATAATTCTTCAATCAATCTTAAAAATCCTTTCATATAAGTCCCTTACCTACCCTGTTTGATGTCTGTAGGGGACACCAATAACTCATTACCTCCTGATACCCAATCAAACCAAAACCATTGCAGTACTTAGCAAAACCCCTTTAAATCAGCACCGCCGTCAAGAAACAGTTCGCCACAGTTCTTACTAGTGTGTTGACAGCCACCCTTTGCTGGGTAAAAACTGGGTAAATAATTTTACCCAGTTTTTACCCATGTTGGCCGTAAAGCAGGTCGAAGCTGCAAAGCCTCAGAAAAAACCCTACCACCTTTTAGATGGCAATAGCCTCTATCTATACATCCCAGTTTCCGGCAAAAAAGTTTGGCAGTTGAGATTTTTTTGGCAGGTAAAGAAAAGGTAATGACAGTGGGTAAATACCCATTCATTTCATTGCAGGAAGCAAGGGAAAAATCCTTCCTTGCTCGCAAGGAAATATCCGAAGGGATAGATCCAACCAAAAAAAAGAATAAAGTCGATTCTGACGATAGCTTCTCTTTCATATTCCGTGAGTGGTTCGACCATAAGAAAAAGTCTGGTCGCTGGTCTATGCAAATGAATCAGAAAGGATCTTTATGGAGGACGTTTTGCCCATTACAGGCTCGATGAAAATAACGGAAATCGAGCCAGTAATGTTGTAGCTTCAGAATTCATGCTATAAGTTATATTTAACATTCCATGCACTTTATTCCGCTACCCAGATCTAAAATAGTTCGCCAACTGTTCTTTCTCAACCATAACTGATGGAGAATAATAGCCTATGTCAAGCACTGATCCTTACGAGTTGGAAACCAAGATAATGGCAGGTCTGAAAGGATTTTTTGGCCCTGGAGATGTCTCGCCAACAACACATTCTAGCCCACCGAAGAGTAAATCAGTTCGATCACTCCTTATCCACTTTGCCAACTACACGAGCTTAAATCTCGCAATTAATAACGTAGAAGGCCCATTCGGGCGTTACGCTCCTAATACCAGCAAACTCTTCGAATATAGCGGAAAAGGGGGTTATGTTCAGTGGCTAGCTGAAATCGACCACGACGATACTTTAATCATCTCTATGGACTTTTTTCTCCAGGCAACTCCCTATTCGCCTCATGTTGATGAGACAACAATTCCATTTAACCTGAATGCTTATGTTGAAGGTAGGAAAGCAGAAGCAGACTTGTCATGGCTCGACGGTAATACTTTTGAGCAAGTCATAGATGGCAAAGAAATAAGGCTGAGCCACACCATTATTTATCCAGATTCTAATGGACGCGCTATCCTTAATGCCAAGATAGAGCAAGTAGGATATGACGGATAA